TATGCGTTCGGAAGATATCTATTGCCCCTGCGGTAAATGGATCGGTCAAGACTACCCCAACACGTGGCACGAACAAGGGTACTACGAAGGAATCAGCGACTACTGGAGCGAGAAATTGCAACGGTATTGCTGCTCACCCCAGTGCCTGAACGAAGCGGAGGAAAATGAAGAATAGCTTGTACTGGTCTTTCAACCTGCCGTTGCAGATGTTACCCTACGGAGATGACTATCGCATCTTAAACTACATGCCCCACAGAGGATCAATTGCGTTCCTGAACATGAGCGATGTCCTCGGGGACCAGACGAAAGAAGAGTTCTGCGAACAGGCTGCGCTCACGTTGGAGAATCTGGCCCGGTTGTTCCGGCAACTACACCAGAACAAAGTCAATCTAATTTACTACCCAGATGAAGGGATGAACAAATGAGTAGCCTAGCGAACGATCTTAGACCCGAGTCTCTGGACCAAGTAATAGGACAGGACGCGGCCAAGCAAGCCATCAAGTCCTTCGCCGCAAAAGGCAACTGGCCGAACGTGTTTCTGTTCTACGGACCGCCGGGAACAGGCAAGACCACGCTGGCCGAGATCGTAGCTAAGATGGTGGGGGCCGATGAGTCGTGCATCCACAACATCAACGGATCTGTCCAGAACAAGGTGGAGGATGCCCGGGCACTGGCTGAGATGGCCGAGAGTGTGCCCTTCACCGGAACCCGGCGGGTATTCATCCTCAATGAGTTCCACCGGTTCACGGACGCCGCGCAGGACGCCCTCAAGGACCCGATGGAGAAGACCCCGGCAATGTGGATCATCACCACTGACGCTCCGGACAAAATCAGCGCGGCCATCCTGTCCCGGGCGAAGCCTGCTACGTTCCAGCTTCATCTGCTTAATCTAGAGGGTATAGACATCCTCATAAACAGGGCCGGGATAGGGAGCGGGGAGCGGGCAGAGATCGGGAAATTCCTGTGGGACAAGCATATTCAATCCCCCCGGGAGATCCTCGGCATTGTTGACCAATACAAGGCCGGGGTTCCCCTCGAAAAAGCTGCCCACGGAGCCGAGCACGAGCCCCTCTACAAAGACGTGGCCGGTGCTGTACTACGTGGGGATTGGACAAAAGCTTCGGCTGCGTTGTCCCAGATCAAGACCGGCGACAGTCGGGGGCTGATTGCTATCACCTCGGCGTTCTTCCGGTCGGAGCTACTCAAGACCCCAGTCGGGGGACGCGCCGACGCTTTAGCCGCCTGCTTGGTCGGGATGGATCAGACCGGATTCGCAGACGGCGTGGCCTATGGGGCCGTGACTGGGTTGCTGTATAAAGCTTGCAAAGTACTGGGGGCGAAATGATCGTAAAACTAATTCAGAACGGAACCGCGCTCTACGTAAATTCGGATCAGATGGCCATCGTGTCACCGCATCCGCAGCTTATCAACCAAACCAACGTCACATTAGGCACCGGCATCAACGTTTTAGTCGAAGGCGCGGCCTCAGAGATCGCCGTTCTGTTTGGATACAAAGCGGCGTGGGTCACGGAATAAGTTTCTCAAATTGAGAAAAAGTGTGGTATAATGGAGCATAAACAGGAGAGAAAATGAGTCTGGAATTTACAGAGCAGGAACTAGCTGCGATGCGTGCTGAATATTGCAAGGGTGCGACGGATACCCAGTTCGACCTATTCATCAGCGAGTGCAAGGCCCGCAACTTGAGGCCCGGGGTTCACCTTGTTTTCCAACTTCGTAACTCGAAGGAGTACGACCCCTCAGTCGGAGCTTCCGTCTTTGTAAAGAAGCCCTATTGGATCACGACCATCGCCGCCCTCAGACTTATAGCCCAACGCACCGGGGAATATCTTGGGCAAGGTCCTGATGAGTTTGTGTATCTGGATGACGCCGGGCTGCCGACGATCAAATCCGATATTCCATTGCCTGTCAGTAAGACCGATCCAACTCCTCGCGAGCCGTGGGTGGCAAGGGCCAAAGTCTATCGCAAGGGGTTCGCTGAACCGATGATCGGGATGGCGCGGTTTGAAGCCTACGCTGGCACCCGCAAGATAGATAAAAACAGCAATGAAGTGGTCCTAACCGACATGTGGCTCAAGCGGGGCAGCGAGCAGTTGCAGAAATGCGCTGAGGCTCTTGCGTTAAGAAAAGCCTTTGCCGAGGAAATGTCCGGACTCATGATCCTCGAAGAACTGAAGGAAGTCGAGGAGCACACAGCACCGGCAGCGGTAACCCCCGCCTCCGTGGTCCCGCTTCCTCCCTCCCCTCCAAAGGTCGACCAGACCCCGGCTGTGGGTAAGAACGAGCCGAGGCCGGGAGAGAATGTAGTTTCCTTCCCAAAGTTAGGAACCCCCGCAGGCCCCATTGCGACTGTTCTTGCCGAGGGGGTTGTAATTGACAAGCATCTTGGCCCGGTTCCTCCAGTTGACCCAAAACTGGCTGAAGCTCTAGCGGCAGTTCCGAGCCTGAAACCAGCCTCAGAACTTCCTGCTCCAAAGAAGCGCGGTCGCCAAGCCAAACCGAAGAGTCCAGATAATGGAATTCCTCCGGTAGAGGGGATCTCGGACGCGGATATAGCGTTAGCGGGAACCCCGGCCCCGGTTGACACCACCGATCCCAAGGTAGCTCAGGAATTCGTGGAGTCAGTAACCAGCTTCACCAGCGAAGAAGCGGCGGCTCAGGGCCTCCCGGAACCACCGGACCCGATCCCGTCGAAAGAAGAAGGAGCGGCGTTCGTAGCCCGTGCCCGTAAGCTGGTCGAACCCGGGGTAGACATCAAGAGCGTGGGGGACTACACCCTCAAGCTTGGAGACAAAACCTCGTCCAAGTACCTGACCGTAGGGGACTGGACCAAAGCTTTGACCAACCTCGAAGCGGCCAAGGCTGCCGGGACGTTGAAGGAACTGGTGAAGGGGAAGGAGGTTCCACTTGGCGAGTTCCAATAAGTGCGATCATTGTTTCCCGACAAATAAATCTCTTACCAACCTATCCAGCCCCGACGGGAAGAAAGTCCGGGCCGTCTGCGGTGTGTGCATGAAACTCGGGCCATTCTCTGAAATCAGTTGGGGAGACGCAGTCCAAAAATTCTGGGAACAGGAGAAATCAATGTCCAACGAAGACTACAAACGTGGAGTTAAAGAAGCGCTTGACCTACCTATCTCCGGGGGATGGTACTCAGCGGAGCGCGTCAAGAATATCATTGAAGACAGACTCAGGACCCTCCTTGGACCACCCAAGAAGGTAACCAAGTGGGTCATCGTTCTTCCGGCCCCAATGCACGGCGAAGAATACATCTCTCAAGGTAGACTCTGGGACTCCAAGGAAGCCGCTGAAAAGTTCTCCAAACTCTACTACGTTAAAAACGTTGGGATATTCCCAATCGAGATCGAGGTTGAAATTTGACCCACTACAGCGTCCAGCTTCAGGACCAAGCCATACCCATGCCGGTCGAAGCTGAGAAGTTCAATTGTGAAGGAGACGGGTACACTGTGTTCTACGCCCGGCCTGCCCCGGGAGAGAAATTCGAAGAGGTAGCCCGGTTCCTAACCAAAAACGTAAAACTTGTTGAGGAGACATTATGCCAGACTACATTGTCAAAACGCACGAAGGCCGGAATCTGATTATCACCGCAGACGAATATTCCTACGACGGGAAAGCTGAACTGCATCTGTTCCTTACCAACCACAAAGTCGTGGCGACCGTTCCGTTTAACGCTGCTTTCTCTGTCGCCGAGTACGACGACGCCTACCAAGCGGACTACCACAACGATGACAGCGACCCGCTCGAAGACGAAGCTCCTTGTCTCTGCAACGCGCTGGACGACTTTTCCAAGTCGGAGACGTTCTTCGACACGGTGGTCAGCATCATCGAGTACTACCACAACGTGATAGCGAAAGAGACGGCTGAGGCCCCCGTTCAAGCGTGCCCCGTTCCCGAGACACCGACAGCGGTTCCGGACGTCCAGACCGAGCAGTACCCAATCGAGCACTGGCGGACCGTCAGCGGAGAAGAGTTCTACGGGTTCTGGGTGGGCGGAAAGTTTGTCCACTTCACTTACAAAGATACCGCCGAACTCGGACGTGAAGATCAAATCAACAAACCGGAGTCCGTTGTCTGGGCCTACAAAGACCTGATCGGCGGAACGAGGTTGGAGGACTAATGAGCAAGGGATTTAGCTTCGCACAAATAGGCGGTACCCTCGGAAAAGATCCGGAATCTAGGTCGACTTCTGGGGGCACCAAAATCGTTTCCTTCTCTCTTGCCGTAGAAAAAGGCTTCGGCGAGAAGGCCAGCACCTCTTGGTTTAATATTATTTCGTTTGACAAGAACGCGGAGTTCGCGGAGAAGTACCTCAAGAAAGGCAAGTCCGTAACCGTGTGCGGAGACCTTCAGATTCGCTCGTGGGACGACAAGAACTCCGGGCAAAAGAGGTACACCACGGAGATCACTGCGTACAAGATCGACTTCGCGGACAGCGGTACACGGTCTGGCGGAGGGGAACAGCAGGGACGATCTGCACCAGCCCCGCAGGCGAGGCAGGAGGCGGCAGCGCCGACCCGGGCCGGGTACGACACAGCCCGCACTGACTCGTTCAACGGAGAGGACGACGATATCCCGTTCTAGAGGACAAATGAAAATCACAGTAACTCAGAAACACATAGATTTCGGTCTCCGGGGGTCCTGTAGCAGGGACCCCATTTGCTTGGCTATGCTGGAGGCGGGGCTCGACGATCCGTGGGTAAGTCTCCAATACCTGCGATGGAGTAAAAACAGAAGAACTTACTTCCATCCAATCCCGGAAAGTGTTATACTGTTCATGAAAAGATTTGACAACCAGAGGCCAACCGGGCCATTCATATTCGAGGTGGAGTTATGACAGCTAAAGAGATTCGTAATACAAATTGGATATCAGGAGTCGAAACCCTAGCGATTGCGGAGTTTCTCCAAGAAATTGCGGCCCAACTAGCCGACCTAAACGAACTGTTCAAAGGTACTGTATCTGAGGATGGATGTTCCCTCGACGTATCATTTTTACCGAAGTAGTCCGAATAATGGACAGGAGGGGTGATGGCGAAGTGGAGAGTGACCGTTAATTACTGGGAGTGGGAAGGCGAAGCCGACGACGAAGGCGATGCGCTGATGCAGGCCGACTACGACTTCGGCTTCATGAGCGAAGCTAGTGCAGAAGAAATCTCCGACGACGAAGAGGAGGGGTGATGCGTATTCTGTGTAAGCTGATGGGGTGCGAAACCGGTCTCAGTCCATGCTGCCGCCGCTGCGGTTCCGACCTGTACGAATATGACTTCATTCAACAAGGTTGGTTACAACCGTGGTTCAGAGCCGTCTGGTGGGTTGCCTCCAAGCAGGAGTGGATACGCCACAGGTGCGATGTGTGCAGGAAGCCGATGTATTTCACTGACGCGAGTTGCTGCTCAGAAGAATGTTACGAAGATTGGTACCCGTTTTAAGGAGGGGTGATGGGACGAGAATTTGATGCTGCCGGGGAATATTTGATTATGAACGGGATCAACCTTGGGGATCAAGTACCAGCACACAAGGTCCGGGAACTGCTGGCTAACTTTCACAGAGAGAACCCGTATGTAGTCGGCTCTCAGTTCAAGCAATGGTGGAAAGACCACATCCATTATGCCCCCAAAGAAAAGTAGTCCAAAACCGATTACTCTGAACGACGAGCAACGATCTGTAGTCGATGCTCGGACTGGGTACTGGTGCTGCATGGCGGGTCCCGGGAGCGGCAAGAGTGCGTCCATTGTGGCCCGGTTCGCTGCCCTGATCCAAGAAGGGGTCAGCCCGGACGACATCCTTTCCCTCAGCTTCACCAAGACGGCAGCGAAGAACCTGCGCGACCGGGTAGAAGCTCAGGTCGGACAGCTAACCACAACCCAAACCGCCGGGGCCGTGACGTTCCATTCTCTCGCCCTTTCGTTTGCTCAGGAGCAGAGAGATGATTTTGGTTTTGACCTTGCGGAGTTTCCTCTTGCCGACGAACCGACAGCCAACAAATTGTCCGGAGAATCTGCCCGACGATTTGAAGTTAATCCCCGCGATCTTCGGCCCGTTATCAGCCTTTGGAAACGAAAACGGCTTCGTCCTGCTGCGGTCATTAAAGATTGTGAAAATAAGCTTGATGCCAAAGGACTGAAGCTGGGGCTGGCCTACAAGGACTACGAGAAGCGGTGCCGGGAGAAGGGCGTGCTCGACTTCGACAGCCTGATTCTGGAGATGGTTGAGATCCTAGATAAGAAACCGGGAGTGAGAGCGCGATGGAAAAGAAACTGGCTGCAACTGGACGAGAGTCAGGACATGTCGAAGATCGAGTGGGATTTGGCCAGACTGGTATCTGGCAAGAGCGTTCTCGCAGTGGGGGACGTATCTCAGGGTATCTACGGCTTCCGTGGGTCGGACCCGAAAATATTCGCGGAGATGGGCGCTATTTTCCCGGGGACACAAATTTTATACTTGGCTTGCAACTACAGGTCGACGCCCCAGATTGTTCAATTTATCAAACCCATAGCGGCCAGCCAAGACCTCGCCGCCTTGTTCCACACGAGTAATCCAGCCGGGCCGGAGCCCACGATACGCGGCTTCAACTCCCCCGGAGAAGAGGCGAACTGGGTGGTATCTAAAATTAAGGAGTCTTTATGTCAGACAACAACAGTCTAGGTCAATCGCAATTCGCGAGCCAGCAATGCAGCGACATATACGGGTTGCAAGGCTCTTTCGGGGGGTTCTGGGGTAACCTGCTAGGTGGTGTTGGGATCACGGGTTCGTGCTCGATGATGTTCTCCAGCTACGATGAATACGCCAGATACGTGACCCGTGGGCTGCCAGTGGCTCCCGACGCCGACGGCTGGTATGAGTACATAGGCAACGCCCCAACCAAAGAAGCCCTGTGCCAGTTCAAACAAGGGCACGAGGAGAACGAAGGGGAACCGTGGGTGGGGTACGCCGATTTCCACCCGGAATTCAACGTGGCTTACCTCAAGTGGAGATACACCGGCATCTCCAAGGAGCAAGGGTATGGGAAATGACTGGATGTCCAACTTAGGTCTGGCGCTGTTTGTGTTGTTCGCGCTGATCGCTTATTACAAGTATGACCAAGGGGATTGGTTCTAATACTTTTTCTCAAATTGAGAAAGGAGTCTGTAATGGAAAAGTGGATAAGCGTACGCGAGAAGATGCCGCCGAACACCGTATCGGTTCTGGTGTGGTGTCCGGAACGGAAGAACAAGTATACAGCCTGTTGGGTTGCTCCAAAATGGAGACACTTCGGAGGAATCTCGTTCGAAGAACTACACGAAGACGTGACACACTGGAGACCTACCCCTGAACCACCTCCTCCACCCCTTACCAAGAAAGAACAAATCGTGGAAACGATTGTCGACACGATCCAGAAGATTGGTCGTATGCCGACGTGGGGAGATGAAATCCGTCCGTTTGCAAAAACCTTGGCGCATGAAATTCTTCATGATCTCGGGGAGTCCAAATAATGGACATCGATCCGAAAGAGATTACCATCGGGGAGTACGCCGACTATTACATCGAGTGGGACGGTATGGTTGAGAGCGGACCCGGTTGCCTAGAACGTATGCAGGCTAGAATCGACGCTTTGCCTGACGGTCACCGGAGCAAGGTTCAGTTGATACCCAAGGAGTCCGAATGAAAGAAACTATACCGCAAATACACACTCAAATGTTCGCCGGTAAGAAGCTGGAGAAAGTCACCGGGGCCGACCCGTATATCCGCTACCACTTCGAAGGCGGCGGGTATTTCGAGCATTACCAGCACCTCGGCGAACTGAATTGGATCAAGGTGGAGGACGGTCTGCCACCGAATAGCCCGGTGGGTCCGGAAACCGACCTAGTCCTCGTCCACACGAACCGGGAGTACCTCCCGACCATTTCCACAGCCATTGGAGAATACACGGAAGATGGCTTTATGTGGCGTATCGATCAGGGGCAGGTCCTCGCACCGGTGTGGGGAGGAAAGTCCAAACTCGGGGTAACCCACTGGGCCGCTATTAGCCTCCCAATAAATCATGAGGGAAAGGCGTCCGAATAATGAGGAACACTACGCAGATTTATGAATTGGTTTTGTTAACTTTTGGTTACTCCTTTTTGGTGGTATTTGCCGTCTCCGTATTATATTTTCTGCTTGATATCCTCAAAGAGATCATCGAGGGACTGATCGACGTGTGGAGGTTCTTCGCTTCGTTGATAAATTAACACAGAAAAGGAGTCCAGATAATGGACAAAACCGTAGCCATCCTAGCTCGGACCAACCGGGCCCTCATGCTGTTCGAGCAGGCTCTGACCGAGGCTCAGGTGAAGTACCACCTCGTGGGCCGGTCGGGTTTCTGGGCCCAACCAGAAGTCAAGTCCGTGCTGGCTTATCTCGGTTGTGTCCTCTACCCGGCTGACTGGCTCGTGGCCGGGGCTATCCGCAGCCCGTTCTTCCCGTCTCAGTACCTACCGAAGACCAAGCTGCTGGCCACGCTCAAGGAGTTTCATGCGGAACAAGCTGAATCTAGCTCTGCTACGTCTTACTGGATGGGGTTAACCCAAAAACCAGAAGCGTTTGTAGAGGCTAAGAACCTCGGCTCTCTCCGGGACTTCACCGGATTCATCCACAGCCTCAGCCGGTACCGGGACCTGCCTGCGGTCGACGCTTTACGCAAGGTGATCGAAGCCCTGAAGGTCATCGAGTTCTACCACGGAGAGGAAGCCAGTCCGGATAACGACCCTCTGGGCAACCTGTCCGAGCTTCTCAAGCTGGCCGGTCGGCGTGGATCAGTAAAGGACTTCCTCGACTACTGCCGACGGGCATCCGCTGCGAGCAAGAGCAAGAAGGGTGTCGCCTTAGCCACGTGTCACGCGGCCAAGGGTATGGAGTTTTCGACGGTGTACCTAGTGACTTGTCAGGACGGCATGATGCCGCACGCCAAGGCGACCGATCTCGAAGAGGAACGGAACATCTACTTCGTTGCCTGCTCCCGGGCGGAGCGCGAGCTTCACATTACGTATTCCGGAACACCCAGTCCATTTTTGGCCAACCAGTTTTCAAAACCCGTGGTATAATAACCGAAAGGAAAACCCATGAACCCAGTTAGTCCAGTAATCAAGAAATTTGCGGATCGTGAAATTCTTCTTGGAGAAGGACAACCACAGTATTTTCCTATCCCGACTTTAGTTATGGATGGGGAAGACAAAACCTTCATCAGTCGGTGGGAATTTACGGAGGAAGAACGAAAGAAAATCTCTTCCGGAGCCTCGTTGTTTTTCTACCAGAGCACCTTTGGTCTTCCGTTCCAGCCCGTTCTAATGATGGTCGAGGAGTCAGAATGACTTGGTGGAACCGTAAATCAAAACCCAAAGACGAAATCACCGACCCCGTTGGGTCTACCGCTGGGACGTATTCAGTCCCTCTGGATGCGTATGCGAATATACCTCACCCCGAAGCCACGGGGAAGGTGATCCCTTACGTAAACGTCATAGCAGAAACAGCCCCCCAAAAACCCGAACCCGATCTATCCACCAAACCCGAAGACTATATTGGGTACTGCTTCGGGTATGTCTGCCCAAAGAAACACGTGAACTCGACGTTTGAGAACATCACGGTCGACGGATATAAGGAACGCCGGGCCTGCCAGTACTGCGGGGGCGTGGGCAAACCGGCGGTCGTCAAGAGGACAGCGGAGCCTATATGGGGGATGACCAACCGCGCCCGTAGACTGCGTCAAGAATGGCGAGGAGAAGTTGTGGAAGCTCCGACGTGGAGTTGGAGCTTACTGTACGACGACTTTACCATCAGGTGGATGCGCCTCGAATTTGTCCATTATCTGGACACACCGAAGCCGAGGAAGAAGAAATGAAATACAAACGCAAGACCCATGTCCTCCACGAAATAAACCAGAAAATTCAAGGGGACGAACCGTTTCTGAACTTCATACACCCGTGGATGATCGTCAACCTCAACGGAGGCCCCCGAGGGTCTCATAACTTCTTCGAGGGACACTCAGATTCCATGTCTAAACTCTTTCCCGGGGACACTTTAAGATTCCAAGTCCAGCGGGTATCTCTGGTCCCGATGAAGTGGTACGAACGAGTGTGGGTGTGGATCAAGGAGAGGATATGATCGAAGATACCGCAGCAAAGAAAACATCCTACGAGGCCCGGATGAAGCTGACTGAACTCAGGAACGTAATGTACGATTACCCGACCAACGTCGACCAGTCTTGCTACAACCTTGTGATGCACTTGCTGGACGCGCTGCAAACCGCTATCCGTTTGGCTGGAGAGGTAAAGGAATGAAAACAACAAACGAAGTCATGACCGAGTGGTTCGACATATCCGTCGAGATTCTGGTCTCGATTATTTTTCTTCCCTTCGTAATACTCATGTCGATCCCGCTGGCCCCTTTCTGGGTCGCGGCCAAGATTTACACGACGTGGTTTCAGAAGGAGAGCAAGTGAGTCTCTACAAATCAGCATCAGGCCGGGAAGTCAACCACGCCAGTTCAAGTTCGATTGATACCTTCAGGCTGTGCCGCCGAAAGTTCAAGCTGTCCCGGATCGACGGTTACCGTCAGAAAGACAAGAAGGCCAGCCTCGAATTCGGGAAGTGTGTAGAAGCTGGAGTCCAGTATTACCACGACAACGGCCTGAAACCAGACGACGGGGTCGCAGAGTTCACCCGGCTGTGGGTTAAATTCATCGACCAGCCTCTATCCTATACCGATCAGGAAGGCAACTGGAAATCCCTCAACACGATGGGCAAAGAGATGCTCCGGCTGTACGAGATCAAGCTCCCGGAACTGCCGATCAAGAACCCGAAGTGGCAACTCCAGTTCCTGAAGAGTCTCTGGCCGGGGACCGATCTGGCCGACCTGCAATTCATGGCGTATGTCGACCTGCTGTCTACTCTGGACGACGGGTCCCGAATCATCATCGACATCAAGACCGCGAAGGCTCCGCTCGACGTGACGCCGGGCATGATGGCTCTGGACGGTCAGCTTCGGAAATACGCATGGGTGTCCGGTATCCGGGATGTCGGCTTCCTGAACTTCGTCAAGGCAGAGCCGGAGGGGTTCAAGAAGGGCAGCCGGGTTACGTTGCTCGAAGACTGTGCGTCATGGCACGCCGGGGACCAGTTGACCGTGGTGAAGTTCCAAGCACCCAAGGAATCCATAGAGGTGTCGGGCGGAGTCAAGATGGCCCCAGTGCCATGGCTCATGCTGGTAGCCACAGACGAGACTGTCCAGAAAATGGACGAGGAGATCGAGAAGATTTCCGGGAAGGGTGCGACTGAGAAAAAGGAAGCGGTCGTTTCCACCTACTTGTCCAGTGGAACTCTGGGGTCGGTTACCCGCGAGTCGATCACAAAAACTCGGCTCCAGTTCGTTCGTGGTATAATCCCGGAAGAAGAACTGGCAGAAATCGGGCAGCAGATAGGCGGGGACGTCTTCGCCTTGAAGAACGCCCACGACACGGGTGCCTATCCCAAAGACGGCGGAGTAAGATTCCCAAATGCAATCTGTGGCTGGTGCGAGATGCGTGGTATCTGCCTGAAGGACGACAAACTTAGGGACGACATCTTGGTCCAGATTGGGGCCAAGGAAGAAGAGAAAGACTGGTTGTCAGAAATGGAGGAGGATTCAGAATGAACGAGATAAATGATTTTGACGAACGTTTCTGGGAAGCGTGGCCCCGCTGGCGTTTCATAAACAACTGGCATGAGTACGAGGGTACCCGCACATTTGGTCTCCTTGGGGTCTGGTGGACCAAAAGAGGCTCTATGGGGGTTACCGTATTCAACTTCGGTGTCGAGTTTAACCCCCACCACAAGGAGAAGTCATGACAACGCCTTATGACGAGTATGCGGAGAAGTGCATAAACGGGGGATATCTCTCGTTGCAAAGTCTTGTTATGCGCCCGAACGGCTGGCAGGGGGAGTGGCATTATGACTTCTCCGAAAGTGAGCTTAGAGAGGTTCTCAAAAACGCTTGGATGGCCGGGCTCAACCACAGCTTGAAACTGATTGAAGGAGTGAAAAATGACACAAACAATTCTGCATAACCGCATCCGTTGCAAAAAGTGCAACGACATCATTGAGTCCGTTCACGTCCATGATTTCAACTACTGCAAGTGCGGTAAAGTGTTTGTGGATGGTGGCCGCGAATATGGCCGGTTCGGATTCCCCGGCGGTAACATAGAAGACTGGATTGAAGACCTGTCGGAATACAAGTCCGAATAATGGACGGAGAATTATGCCAGCACGAGTAGTGGACGGAGACGCGGTGTACCTGTCAGACAAGGTCAAGGCGCTCAAGCCGGAGCACCGGGCGGAGTACTCTTACCTGCTCCCTCTGGCCGAGGCTAACGGTGTGTTCGAGGCAAATCCTCACCGAATCTGGGTGACGGCTTATGCTTTTCATCGTGACGGGACCAGTCCGGGATGGGTCCGGGACTTGATTTCCGACCTCGAAAAGGTGGATCTTCTGCGGACTTGGGACGAGGCTGGAAAAACTTGGGGATACTGGGTCGGAATCGACAAACCCGGTCGACTTCCAACCAAAGCTCACCTCAATAGATACAAGAACTTACCCCCTAATCCACCCCTCCGTATCCGGTCCGGAGAACTTGTCCCGGATGAATCCGGGATAGATCCGGAGTAGTCCCGCTAGGATTGGTATGGATTGGATTGGATTGGTATGGAGTGGAGCCCTCCCGGCGGGGAGCTTTAAAAAACTTCTTTTTAAAAACATCGGACAAGGAAAACAATGAAAATCAAGAAGCAGCTTCAAGCTATCTGCGCGGGATTCGGAGTGAGTGGCAAAGGTTACCAAGCCACGTGGGAAGAAGCCCAAGCTCTGGGTATCGTCCATTCCGTGGGTGCCGTCTCCCGTGACTTCGAGGCGTGGATGACCGAGAACCAAGGGGACGACTTCCCGTATGGGGCGGTTTCTGCCTACCTTCAAGTTGCCTCAAGCAGGCTTTCCGGCCCCACAGCGCCTCTAGGAGCCTCTATACGCGATTCGGAGGTGGTTTCCCTAGCCCGGGAGCTTTCCTACGCCTCTGGGGGGCTTATAAGCTTCATGGACAAGCAGCGTGTCAGGCTGGCCGAAGTCCTGAAAGACTTCACGGCTGCGGAGATCAAGGCGGCATTTACCTCGTGGCTTGCGGATCAGGACACAAACAACCCCAAAAACGTGACGTTCTTGGCCGGGAAGTTTGTCCAGATGGCTGACGGGCTGGCGTATGCCACTCGAAGAAGGAAACAGGAATCCGATAAACTTCAGATCGCCCGAGACGCTCTGGCCCGGAAGTTGCAGGATGACGCAGAGGCCGAGAGGCAGAAAGCGGCTCAGAAGGAAAAGAACGAAGCGTTCGATCCGTTCGCTTAATTCCGTCCATTTTCTGGACAAATCGTGGTACAATAGGGGCACATGCTAATCAGAGAATTCAATCTTCGTCATCAGAGGAACCTGCCTGAAACTGTCCTGTACGCAGGAGATTTCCTTGAACACATTGGGTTCATCTTCATGATCGACTTCGGGGTTTTAAACGCCATTGACATCGCCTCGACCGAATACACCAAGTGGCTGGACGACTTGTACTACTGGGAGCTAAATGGGTAACGAAGATTTAGACGCGATAAAATCCGATCCCGGTGTAATCAGGGTTTACGGGCAGTATGTCCAAGGATTGAAGAAGACCGGAGACAAGTGGGTCGGGTTGTGCCCGATTCACGGGGAGAAGACTCCGTCCTTCACGATCTTCAAGGACATGAGGTTCCAGTGCTTCGGGTGTTCGGAATCCGGAAACATCTTCCAGCTAGTTCAGAAAATTGACAGTTGTGATTTCAAATCTGCGTTGGCAAAGGTGAAGGTGGAGGTTGGGGACTGGGCGGAGACGAAAGAAAGATTCCACTCGGCCTTCCAGCCTGTAACTGAGACCAAGGTTTACAAAACCTTTCCAACAGACCAGTGGAACAAGCTGGAGGACGCCCTCACCAATTCCAAAGTGGCCCTCAACTGGCTCAACAAGGAAAGAGGGATAGGGCCCGGCACCGCACAAAGAATGCACCTCGGGTTCACCCAGAACATCGGAAAACTCGCGGGAGAGTCCGGAGCCGACATTGCCGACGGCGGATGGATAGCCTTCCCCTGCATCGAAGACGACAAAGTTGTCAGCATCAAGTATCGCTCCATCGTTCGCAAGAAGCCGGGAGGATTTGCCCGGCAGTCCGGGATGGCAACAGCCATGTTCGGGATGGAAGAGATTGATCCGTTCGAACCAGTCTACCTCGTGGAAGGAGAATTCGATCAACTGTGCATGACCCAAGCGGGATTCAGGTCTGTTTCTGTGCCGTCTGCCGGGGTGAAGTTGACCCCGGAAATGAAAGACAAGCTGATGCAAGCGAGCCAAGTGATCTTGGCCGGGGACAACGATGCGACCGGCTCCGGATACATGTCCAAGCTCTGGAAGGAACTGGGGGAGCGGACATATCTGCTGGCGTGGCCCGAGGGGATCAAGGACGCGAATGAGTTCTTCCTCAAAACCTGTAACCGGGATGTGTCTGTTTTCCAGACTAAGGTTGAGGAGCTAACCCAGACAGCTAAGTCCAAACCAACTCCTGACGTGTATGCGATTCAGGAGGTCATGCGGAACGGAGAAGATACCAGCCTCGCGGACCGCGCCGACCGTCTGCGTTTTCCGTGGACTGAGGTGGACAAAATGGCTATCCTGCTGCCCGGCTCCGTGCTGGGGCTCATGGCCACTTCGACTGGTATGGGTAAAACAGCGTTCTCCTTGCAACTCAGTTTGTTCAATGCACGTAAGTACAACGCCACAGTAATCAACTGGCAGTGCGAATTGTCCCCGTCTGAGATCGCTACGATGGTAACTGCACAGGTCCTCAGAAAGAACAGGAACTTTGTCGGGAAAGAAGATCAGAAAAAGGCCGCTGATGATCTCGACGGAGTGCAATATTATGTCGGAAATAATCCAGCGACTCATGGTATAATGGAAGTATTAGACCTGATGGAAGCAGCTATTCGCAGGACCGGTGCCACGATTGCCGTCTTGGATAACTTGCATTACTACACCACAGGCATTGACGACGAAGTCCGGGTACAGGCAGCGTCTATGATCCGCATCAAGCAGATTGCTGTCCAACTAGGTTGCATCTTCATCGTGGTCTTTCAGCCCCGTAAGGCGACCAGCCAGAGCAAGGGCAAGAAGACCCACATCTCGGACGTGAAGGGTTCCGGGGCCGCAGGCGATACCACAGACTCTGTCATGGCCATCCACCGCGACGGGGTTAAAGAAGACGGCAAGTCCGACACCTACGAAGAGAAGACGCTGGTTGAAATGCTGAAGACGCGGTCCAAGGGTATAGGAAAAGCAAGTTGCTTCCTGCACTTCTTCGGTGAATTTGCGGCTTTCGAAGCTCTGGAGACAAGGCACGAGGAGGAACCGAATGGATACGAATTGGGTTAAAACCTCCAAGAGGAGATACACGAATGAAAGTTGAGGAGCTAGTAAAACAATGTATAGACTCGATAAACAATCCACTCCGATCTCCGGAAAGTTACGGCCCTTTGATTACTCTCGTTGGAAAACACACTCTATTTCCAAGGGGAGGAGGGCCCAGACCTGTTGAACTATTGTGCGTAAATTCAAACGGAGATAAGGTTTGGTTATACTCTGCCACTAAGGTTCTAGCCGCTCTTGTGGCGAATGGTTTAGTTGAAATAAAGGAAGGGATATGAACATCTCCGCAGCAGAATTAAAACACGCGCTGAAGAAGCTCTCGCCCGTCAAGACCGAGACCTATGTCTTCGACGTAGACGGAATCAGGGCGCAGGACTCGGACGTTCTGGTCGTGGTTCCGGGGCCTACCTTCGGTGGGACGTTTACGGTGTCGGGCAAGAAGCTGGCTCAGGTCGTGAATCGCATGACCGGCCAGATCGAAATTTCTCAATTTGAGAAAAAGTTGACCCTCAAGTCTGCTAAAGCCGTAGTCGATCTTGAGATTCAACTGGTCAAGTCAATCCCCCTCCCGGACGGCCCGGCTTGCTCCTTGGCCTTGAGTTTGACCCCGTTCAAGAAGGCAATGTCCATTGCTTCCGCCTCGGCTTCCCCTGCCAAGTCCGCTGCGTTCGGCGGCGTCGTGCTGTTACAGAATCTGCCGCTGGGCATCGAGGAGACAATCTCCTCCGGGTACCGGATCACAGGCACCGATGCCGTCGTTCTGACAGCGGTTACCGTGGAGACGCCGGTCGACCTCCAGTTCCGGGCCCTCGTGAACCTGACAGCTTCCGCTGTTGTCCAGTTAATGGACGGCGAGACGATTGAGGTCGGGGACACGAACAAGTGTCTGGTCCTCAAATCTGGTGGGGTCTCCATCTACGCCTCAAAGCCGGTTCAGAAATATCCCGATTTTGACGGGTTAATGGCTAAAATTCCAGAGATACGGGTCGGGTTTAACCCCCAAGAACTTCTGTCCGCGCTGAAGACGGTCGAGCCATTGATCGACGAAACCGTGGACAAAGGTGCGGTGAGTTTACATTTCGACTCCAGTGTGGTAAAATGTTCTAATATTGGAGTTGGATCAACAGCTTCCGATGAATCTGCTTATGAGCAGATAGAACCGGACCCGGTTTTCGACCCGAGGGAGTTTAACTTAAAACTTACAGCTAAATATTTATCTGGGTTCCTAAGCCGGGCCGGGGAACAAGCCACTCTGGGCGTTACAGACGGACCAGTAAGATTAGAATCTGAAAACGTGATCGTGCTGACTATGCCAGCAAAGGTGGGAAAATGAACGAACCGACCTACCTAGAGCCCCTGAACAAAGACGCCGCCCTCCGGCTGTCTGAGGACATCGATGCCCTCCTCGGCCAGATCAGTACCCACGAGATCAAGCTGGCCCGTTCCTACGCCCGTCTAGGGGGTCTTCTCAGAGAGGTCAAGAACCAGCAGTACTGGATGTCCTACGGGTACGACCGGTTCTCCTCCTACCTAGAATTCGTACGGGGAAAGATCGGAAGAGAGCGCAGTCAGGTGTACGCGATCCTGTCCGTGGCTGAGGCTCTGCTCCCTCTGATGACCGAGTCGGAACTGGAGACCGTTGGGATTACGAAGGCCCACGAACTCCGCAGGCTGGTGGGTCAGGGAGGCAGTCTAGAGGCTACGTTCGAAGTCGCAGTCTCCGCCGGGGGGAACGACTGGACCGAATCTGTCCGAATAATGGACTACGCCGCGAGCCCCAAGGTCACCGCAAAACAGCTTCGGGTAAAGGTGAATGAGATTCTCCACATCCACGAAGACAGGCAGGGGCTCTGGTTCGACCCGGGCGGGTTCTACGCAACCCCGGATGAACGTAAAGAGATCGACCAGTTCTGGTCTGTGGGTAGACAGTTGTTTGGGTCTAAGGACGAGCAGCCGGACCACGTATGGAAGAAAGAAGTGTTCTTGGCTGCGATACGAGAGTCGCTAAGTACGTGGGCTGCGGAGGTCGCGGATGGTCGTTGATGCGTTGTTAGAGACAATCAAAATTTGGATGACGGGGTTGATAAGAGGGTCGGCGTTCTGGCTTCTTTGCATGGTTGCGGTTCCGAATAAATCTCTTACGATAGGGCAACTCATTCTTTGTTACTTGGCTGGACTCTTCTGGGAATACGCGAATGAAAAGTAAAACCGTCCACGTAGAGATCGACGAAACGGGCCTACCCTGCCGCATCTTCCGAACGAAGGAGTGGAGGAACCTCCCCAGTACTCAAGTCCTGACTATGAGCAGAGCGGATGCGGTTGGGGCTATAAGGCGTCGGGTATACCAGCGGTCCCGCCAGAGTCTTGGTCACGCTGAATGCGAGCGGTGCGGAAGATTTATAACCGAAGATAGTTTCGAGATGAACGAGATACGCCCTAAAGGAGCAAGCGGAGGCAAAACGGGAGGGGAAGTTAGCCTATCGAATTGCGAAGCTCTATGTCATGCCTGCCATCAGGGAGGACCAGATTCAGCCCACGGCGACCGCCGCTGGCAAACAGCAAAAATCAAGTCCGAAGAAGGACAATAATGGAAGTCGATATCACTAAATACGCCCCCGTAATTTCAAAAATTTTAACCAAGTTGAAGGTCAAGAAGCAGGACCGGGAAGACTTGACTCAGGAGTGCTACTTAGCCCTCTTGGAAAAACATAAACACTTGGTTCGGGGGATAGAACTCGGGACCGAAAACAGCTTCGCGACCTCGATTTGCCGAAGCCGAGTTACCGACATATGGAGACGGGACCATCAGGACCGGGGACAGTACAAGACCAAAGCAGGAGTCCGGTTCGACTCTTTGTCCGACCCCCGGGTATACAGGAAAGCGGCCAAGGTTATTGAGCCAATTGCCGAGTTAGACTCAGAGATAGATTCCGGAGAATTGGAAGCAGCTATCCTCAGCCTGCCGTTCGACGAGTTCAGGGTTATTTACGAAGTGTTTGTTGAAGGAAAGACACAAGCGTCGGTGGCTCAGGAATTGGGCATAAGTATTCGCACCGTCGGGACCCGCCAGCAAAAAGGAATTTCTGGGTTAAAGAAGTATTTTAAGGTGGACAACGAACCTGAATTGTAGTAAAATGTAGTTACATCAAGAAAAGAGTGTGTACCTTGGGGATTCAGACCAGAATCACAGTTTCCTGTGACTACGCGGGCTGCAAGCAGTCCGTGTCATGGATCAAGGAAGACGTCGAGAGCGGCCAAGTTCCTGCTCCAGAAGAAGGTCTGTACCTAGTGTTATTCCAACAGATGGGAGTAACCAAGTCCTTCTGCGGCCAGTACCACGCCGCGATGTACTTCATGCCTCCCGGGTACGACGTTACCAAGAAGAAGGTTGTGCAGGTTCCTGCTGTAGAAGTTGTGAAGCACGAGCCAATCGCGCAGGCCGATGGGGCTGGACCGGAAGAGGTATTGTGTAATTGCGGTCACCCGGTTAATGAGCATAACAACTGGGGATGCTGCGTAACTCTTTCGGATACGATTGGTGATTTCTGTAAGTGTGAAAACCAAGGACCCCTAGTATGACATCTTCCGACTTCACCAAATCGATCATCGCTCTGGCTTGCTGGAGGGCAGCGCGAACCGAGCTACACCAAGCGATGCTGTCCGTTTGCATGGTGTTCCTGAACCGGGCCAGAGATGGATGGTACGAAGGCAGCGTGTATGAGAATGCCTGCCACTGGCTGTCCGAGCATGACGGGGGTTTCCCGGACGAGCGGGACCCTCAGTTTCTACAGATGCTTGTCAAGATCGATGCGGTAACGGCTGGACTGATACCGGACAAAACGGGCGGGGCGTTGTGGTTCTACCCGAAGACAGAAGAGGATATCCAGATTCCTGAAGGATACAACATAACGACAACGATTGGCAGTCTGGTTTTCGTGAGGTAAAATGGCAATTTACTCATACGTTTGTAAAAGATGCTCTCACCAGTTCGACCAGCTTATTGTCCGAAAAATGGACGACCCACCTCCGTGCCCCGAATGCGGAGGATATACACAGAAAACATGGAGTGTCCCCAGTCAGGCTCAATGGAAATGCAGCAAGGGGAGTCTGTAATGGGGTCAGAATATCTCGGAGAGGTGGTCTACCTTTTATGGAAGGTTAATCGATCCTATGATTCCAGAGAACTAGTCGGGGTATTTAGCTCTCAGGAAAAAGCTCGGGGGCATGTCGTTCTTCACCCTTCAGAGAAAAGTATAACTAGGTGGGTAGATCACGTAGAAGAAACAACTCGGAATATACCATACGAACTTCAGGAAGCAAGAATAGATTGGTGGGCTACTAATAAGAGGGCACCGGCATGAAGAAACCCAAGACGCAGGCGCAGGCAGACAAAGCGGCCAACGCCCGGCTCCAGAAAACATACAACCGGGATCTAGCTTGGTACGACGAACAGTTGGAGAAGCAAAACGGAGGCTGCGCGATCTGCGGTCGACCGGCAGGTACCAGACGGCTCCACATCGACCACGACCACTCATGGAAGAAGTCCAAGATTGTTTCAAGGAAGCTGGACTCGATTCTAAGTACGTGGATCGCAGAAGGATCATATCTAGACAAGGGCTACATCGCTAGGGACACGAAGAAATCTCTGGCGGTCCGGGCAGTAAAGCGGATGATGCTCCGGGACAGCGTCCGTGGGTTACTGTGCTATTCGCATAACGCCGGGCTCCAGAAGTTCCAAGACGATCCGGAGTTGCTTAGGTCGGCGGCGGACTATCTAGAGAATCATCAGATCTCTACGCAGGATCAATGGTGCGACGGATGCGACGGCACTGGGCTGATGGAAGGATGGAACCGGAGGGACGGATACTCCTGTCCAAAGTGTAAAGGAAAAGCGACCGTATGAGGACCACGGGAGAAAAGCTGGTTGAACTCTGCACGAAGTTTGTGACCGAGCAGGAAATTACCTGTTCCGAATCCGTGTACCAAAGTGATCGGGTGATAGAAAACGCATACGAACTGATTGACCGGATTTGCAAGATTGTTGGGTTTTATAAAGACCCGGAGGACGAAGATGAGTAGACCAATTTCACAATACAGCACGCCAAGGAAATGCTCGGTATGTCTGAAGCCAGCTACCGTCTGGGTGCTGGCGTCTCTGGACCAACGGGGCGGACCGGACAAGAGTTCTGTCCAGCCGAGATGTGCGGAGCACGAGGAGGCGCGATGAAGACCAAGATCATGCTGGCTCTGTTGATGGTGTGTGTCGCTGCCGGGGCGCAGGGTACCGACTCCAAAGTAAACAAGAAAGTCCGGTCCTGTGAGAAGCGGAACTGGCCGGTCGACGACTCTGTCTGCCACGGGTACGCGCTCGCGATGGCTCATGAGTATTACGTTGAGCATCCTGATTTCTTTGCGGCCCCGAAGCCGCCTGTTACACAACCGGACCTTTCTATCAACGGAGCAGGACCGATCACATACGGTCAGATATCCGGCGGTAGCCTCAACATCACCTATCCCGAAACCCCGGCACTGATCTGCGATAAGTATCAGCATGTCGAGGCGTCGTATGTCTCTATGGATGGAGATCAGATGACCTATCACCCGAGCCGGTGCGTAGACGATATTCACATGGTCACTGAAAAGGAGTGGCAGGAGTTGACGGAGCGGCTCAAGACCTTTTGGTACATCGGTCAAGGGTTGACGACCAACGTAAGTACCGGGGGAGCGAAATGAAGATTTCCGACTCAATGGTACAGAAGCTCAAGGAATGTGCGGCCCAAGAGATGGCTCGCAGCATTCACGTAGAGGACCAGAAAGTGTACGCCCGTGGGGTAGCCGACGGAGCCACTGTTCTCGCACAAACGATACTTGAAAATTTGGAAGAGGAGACCCCAGTTGCCGAATAATCCAGTACAGGACTCCATTAAGCAGAGAGTTGTTGACCTGAAGGCAATGCACCCGGACTGGTCGAGCCGAAAGATTGCGAAGTTGATCGGTATTCACCACAAGACAGTGAACCGGATTTTGAAGCTGGCAAACTTCGCTCAAGAGATCTCCGAATTCGAGGAACTCAGCCAAGTGACTGAACCCTCTCGGACCTTGTCAGAAACTTGCGAGGTCAAGGGAGACAACTGGACCATCACCCTTCCTAAAACACGTATCCACACCTTGGAAGAATTGCTTGAGTATTTCAAAGTCGACATCCTTATCTGGGAAGTCGAGAGATTCGTCTGCAACAAATGGGAGATGGCGTACAAGGATAAGGATGACAACGCGAAAGTCGAGCCGTTGTTCCAAGTTAAGGCTTTCCTCAAGAAGAAGAAAGACGTAGAATCCGTTCTCAAAGAAATTGAGGAATTAAAGGAACAAGCGAAAACACACGCCCCAGAAGCCCCCTTCGTTGTCCAGACCGCTTCGTCCGATTTGATGTTAGAAATCAACTTCCCAGACGCCCATTTGGGCAAGCTGGCTTGGGGAGTTGAGACCGGTCACGGAAACTACGACGTCAAGATAGCGGAGCAAGTTTATTGGACGGCTCTAGAAACTATTCTGCAAAGGGTTGAGCCGCATAATTTCGATCATATACTTTACGTGGTAGGAAACGACCTACTCAACTCGGATGACATTGAGGGCCGCACGACTTCTGGGACGTACGTAAGCTCAGACGCTCGGTATCACAAGACCTTCGGGGCCGTCCGGAACTTGATGGTAAAGTCTATCGAGCGGTTGCGTCAGATCGCTCCGGTGAAGGTAATGATCGTAAGTGGTAACCACGATCAGCTTTCTTGCTGGCACATGGGGGACTCGCTGGAATGCTTCTTCCATAACTACGGGGATGTCCAGATCGACAATCTTCCCCGGTCCCGAAAGTATCACGAATTCGGTAACGTGGGTTTGATGTTTACTCATGGGCACAAGGGGAAGCGGACGGACTACCCGGCCCTGATGGCTGCGGAACAGCCCCAGATGTGGGGAAGGACCAAATACCGCGAGTGTCACACCGGTCACCTTCACATGACCAAAACCGACGAACAGCATGGGTTCCGGACGAGGATTCTACCTTCGTTGACTGCTCCCGACGACTGGCTGTCCACGAACGGATTTGTTGGCAACCTTCGGAACGCAGAAGGGTACATCTGGTCAAAGCAAGAAGGGTTGATCGGACAGGTGTACTACACGGTACCGGAATAGGAGAAACATGAGCACACCGCTTGTAATCTATCACGGCAACTGTCAGGACGGGTTTACCGCCGCTTGGGCTATCTGGAAGAAGTTTCCGGACTTTGAATTCTACCCCGGAAAGTATCAGGAAACTCCTCCAGATGTATCAGGTCGAGATGTATTCTTCGTCGACTTCTCTTATAAGCGCCCAGTAATTCTGGAGATGGCGGCAAAGGCGAATTCGATCACGATCTTAGATCATCACGCCTCAGCGGAGAAGGACCTTGTCGATCTACCTGAAAATGTGTTCGTAATTTTCGATATGGAACGCTCCGGTGCCCGTATAACGTGGGAGTTTTTTCATAGCAAAGAAGAGGTCCCGGCTCTCGTAAAGTACGTCGAGGACCGAGACCTGTGGAGATTCAAGTACGAGGAAACCAAATCACTTTCTGCGTATTTGTTCAGCTTCGAGTACAGCTTTGCTATCTGGGATCAGGCCGTCCGAATAATGGACGATCTTAATAGGAGGAACGCTGCCGAGTTACAAGGACAGTCGATTCTCCGCAAGCAAGCCAAGGACATCGACGAACTTCTCCAGAACAAGTTTCGGATGACCATCGGCGGCACAGAAGTATGGTCGGCGAACCTGCCGTATACCTTATGCTCTGAAGCCGGACACATCTTGTCCAAAGGAGAGCCCTTCGCTGCGACATTTTACCTAGACGGAAAGTCGGCTATCTTTAGTCTTCGATCTGCTGAGGACGGAATCGATGTATCAGAGGTTGCCAAGAAGTATGGGGGCGGGGGCCACAAACACGCCGCAGGATTCAAGGTACCTTCACCTGTAGCATGGGAGTTAAAATGAAACTTATCAGAAAGATCGCAGCTTGGGTTTTGAAGGATAACGTGTTGGGTTACTGTATGCAGCAAGACATGGATTCCGGATGGATATATGGCGAGGGATGGCATCTTAACTTCGGAAGGGGGACAGAAAAATGAGAGACCCACGCGCTTTTGAAATATGGCTTTCGTGGCTGAAGGATTTGGGTGGAAGCTACACCCCTGTCCGAAACCTCGATGAACCCAAACCCCCAACCGGTCGACGGGACCCGGACAAAAAACCTCGCCAGTACGAACTTGGAGAAAAATACGGTATCAATTCCAACGGAAGTGTGATACGATTAGAAATTAAACCATAACTTTCCATTATTCGGACCGGAGGGAAACGTGTCGAGAGGGATGGGAAAAGCGAGACGCCGTCACCTTTACCAAAAGCAGAAGGGGAAGTGCTTCTGGTGTGGGGGTACCTGCCTCGATGTTAGGATCGGAGGTAGCTTCTCGGACATATTCACCGTCGATCACATCGTCCCTCGTTCGAGGGGAGGAAGCAACGAGTGGGGCAACTTGGTTGGGGCCTGTTACTCCTGTAATGCAAAACGAAACGAAATCGAAATCAAGTTGGATTCTGTCCGGAAATTTTACGACTACTTCAAGAAGCAGCCCCTGCATATGTTTCCCGTGGATCACCCAGAAGATGTACGAAACTAAATTGGAGGAACCATGAAGGTCTACTTAGCCTCACGATACCCACGACGGAAAGAGTTGTCGGCTCTGGTACCTCTTCTCAAGGAGCACAACATTTCCGTCACCAGCCGGTGGTTAAACGAGACCCTGTCTCCAAACACAACCCTGCACGAGGTGTCCCCAGCTTTCTGCCTAGAGACCGCCCTAATCGATCTCGAAGATATTGACCGAGCAGACACAATCGTATTCTTCTCCGAGGACCCGCTGATCGGAACTCCCCGGGGAGGCAGACACGTTGAGTTCGGGTACGCTTTAGCCAAGGGAAAAAGAATTATAGTCCTCGGTGGGAATGAGAATATATTCCATTTCCTGCCGCATATCATCCATTACTCAACCATACAAGACTTCTTGGAAGCGGAGGGGATACCAAATGAAACTGCTGTCGATGCCGACTGAGGCTGCGGAACGTAAGAAGATTCCAATTTGGTCGGGGTTGTTCAAATACTTTCCGGACGCACTCATCGAAGTGGCTCGGCTGTCCTACATCGGAAACGAGCAACACAACCCGGGTGAACCCCTTCATTGGGCCCGGGAGAAGTCGGCGGATCAGGAAGACACACTGCTCCGGCACCTGATGCAGTCGGACGAAATAGATACAGACGGAGTCCCCCATATCATCAAGGCGACGTGGAGATGTCTGGCAGCCAGCCAGTTGTTCTTGGAGTCACAGAAAAAGTAATTTGTAACGAACACAAAAATGCCCCGGTTTTGGCCGGGGCGTTTCTGTCTATGGACTACTTCTTGTCTGGTTTCTTCTTGGGTATCTGTTTTGCGCGTTCGTCAAAAAGAACTTTCCCGTTGGGGGCGATAAGCTGATCTTTGTCGTTCCACGTTGGTCCGCCCGGTTTTGCGTAGATGGACTCTCCCGAAAATGACTCGTGATACGGAGTCTTCCATGCGTCATTAAAGTGCAGACGATGGTCGTTGGGATTTACCTGTTGAACAGCCCGGGGATCACCGGCCTGACCCGCCTTGAACCAACCACGATAATCATAACCGGCGTGAGGGGAGTCCGGGTCATCCATGCCGGGATGGGCGGTGCTATACGACTTCCACCATTGCCGGAACTGCTGTTCGTCTTTCGGTGGCAACGTAGTGACGTATGGTCCCGGTTTCGCGTACTGAGCTTGCCAAGGTGGGGGCTGGGGCTGGGTGGGAGCGTCTGGAACGTACCCGGTCGGTGGAGTTACGTCTAGCTTGTAACCCACCGGGGGTATAGGAGTCGACGGAAGAGTTTGAACTTCCGCGAGTTGTCCATTATCTGGACTATCCATTTACAGCCTCTCCCGTTTGGTGATCGAACCAGTTCTGTCCGTCATCAGATCCAACCCTGTGTCCGGTCTGGGGGTGGGTTGCCGTGTAGAGGTAGGCAACCTCCTTCTGGAGAGGAGACTGTGCGGTCGGAGGAGGAGTATAGGACGACTGCGGTTGAGGAGCGGCCTGCTGTTGTTGCTGCGGGATCATTCTCATGAACCGGTTGAACGTCGGGTCCTTCGCCCGCTCGGCTGGGGTCATCTCCTTCTTCACCTTGTTCAGGTAACGCTTCTGGACCTGTAGGGTCAAGGTAGCGAGGGCTGCCTTCTCCTGCGGGTTCAGAACGTCGTACAGCTTCAAGTACTCAGCCGCCGGTAACCGGGCCGCTCTGGTGTAGAGAGAAGCCATGTCCGGGGGAATGCCTTGGGTCTTCTTGAAGTTGTTCTGGATCTGCTTCAGTTCCGATTCCTTCAACTGGTCCGTCTGGTAGGTAAGCTTGACCAAGTCGGGCCACGTGATTTGTCCGGAACGTAGCTGGTCCTCTAGCTGCATCACTCTGCGGTGGCGAGCCATCTGGGTTGAATCGACGGGACCATCCTCGTTGTGGTTGGAGGCAAGTTCTGCCGCCAGCTTCTGAGCCGGGGTGTTATAGACCTGTGCCGTGCCTCCGGAGGCTTTCCATGCTTGGCCGAGGTTTCCGATTTCAGGACCGGTGCCAGTTACCGCTTGTCCGATACTCTGGGCAGCGATAGGAGCCATGTTCCTGAAGATGTCGACCCACATGTCTTCCGGCGCGAGCTTGCGGCCAAACTGGTCGCGCTGGGTAAGGAGTTCCTGACCCATACGGACAGTTGGGGACAACCGGCCCTTGATGAAGCCAACAGGATCGTCTGCGGCGTGGAGCAAGTCGGTTGGGAGGGTACGGATTCCGAAGATGGTTTCCTTGCCTTCCTTGTTCTTTACGGCCAGTCCGAACGGAGCTTCGTAGTGAGCGTTGCCTGTGGTAAGCAGGTTCAACACACGGGCAATTCCCCAGAGTCCGAGAGCCATCTTGGCAACCTGAGCCCTGCCTAGTCCCCCTTCATCACGGTTGAACAACCGGACTCCGGAACGCATTTCTGATTCGAGCCAGTCAGGAGCGAGCAGCATCAAGCGGCCCCAGTCCTGTGTGGTCGCGCTGCGGCCCATAGCCTTCCAGTTGATTCCACCGAAGCTGTCGTTGGCGTGAGTTGCCGCCATCTTGGCTACCTTGTCTGTGGACCACTCTGGGTGCAGGCGCTGGTATTCGTCGAACATGTGCTCGGCTGCCGTAGCCTTGATCGCCGGGATGTAGCGACGGAACAGCAGGTCTTGGAACCAGTCCATTGAGCCAGCCAATACCTTACCAACTCCGGGGATCATACGCAGGGCACCGCCTCCGGCAGATACGCCTTCGGAGTGTTCCTGCATGGCCCGGTAGTCAGTTCCGACGGTCAATCCCTGCTCGGCCATCTTGTACATCTTGGTGGGCGAGTTCGGGTCCATCGGGTCGATCTTCGCTCCGTGGATCAAATCAGGTGCGTGCAGCGTGAACGGGTTGACCCCGGTCATAACTCCGCGCAGAGCAATCTGCACCATGTGGAACGGAGACAACGAAAGCAACGTGTGCTTCAGTTTGGTTCCCGCTCCGAGCAATGCTTTGCCAACAGGGTTCTGGCCAATGGTCGACGGGTTCAGTCCGAGGCGATTCTTCAGGTACTCCGCGAATTCCGGGTGAACCTTGATGTCCGACCGGACGAGCACGCCGTTTCCGGCAGAGTCGTTGGTGACGAAGTTCCACCCCTTCATCGCCCCGTTGTCGAGACTGATGTAGTCCTGCGGGTCCCAAGCATATTTCTTGGGTTGCGCGTCGTTGAACTCCTTCAATCCAGAGAAGTCGTTGTTGTTGAGCATCGACTTCAGATACATGAGATCAGTCCTGAGTTTGTTGTTACCGACCTGATCGTACTGAGCTTCCTTAGACTCCGCCCTGTCTTCGAGGCGTGCGATAGCGGCCCGAATGTTACCCGGGTGAACGTAGGGAGTAATATCCTTTAGAGTCCCGTCCGCTATGAACCGGTCGAAGTCTCCGTTCTTCTTGAGTCCCCTTACCATGTCGTCGGACAAGTTGATCTTCCGGACGCGGTTCGGGTCGATGAACGTTTTCGGGTCTTCCCCGTTCTGTCCAGTTACAACGCGACCTGTTCCGGATAGAACGACTGCCGGGCGACCGTCTGATGCACGGGTTCCTGCGTCACGCAGCTTGTCAATCAACTGCCGATTAGCGGCAGCCTTGATAAGCTGGGCCCGGCCCTGTGCCGTGGTCTGGACCGGGTCAAGGAATAACTCTTTTGGAGACTTGAGCAGAGCGGTAACCGTAGAATCGTACACGCGCTGCCGGGCCATGTTCACGTCGGTCGCGAACTTACCCTGCTTGGAATCGGACAGAATAAGTTTACCTTTCGGGTTCTCGTCCTTGTAGACGCGGGTCATGTAGTCTTCGATGTGGTTATGGAGCAGGTCGTTCGCTGAACCGAGTTGCCAGTTCTTGTCCTGCTCGTCCCTCAAGTATTTGGCTGTCTGGAGCACTCGGTCGGGAGACGTACCGCTGGCCACGCGCTCGTACGCACGGATCACGCGGTCCTTATATTCCTTGGGCATGTTCTTGAACTTGTTGTCCCGGATCATGTCATCGATATTCGACGGTAGTCCATTATCTGGACCACCACGGGCGAACAACGGCTGCCCCTGCTTGAGTACGGACTCACGCATGGAATCGGTGATTGGGAAGTAGGGAACGGATTTTGACTCCGGGACGGCCATGTTCATTTTGCCGCCAAGTTTTTCGGCCAGTGCTAGACTACCGTTACGCCGCATTGCGTCTTCGAAGGAGTACCCGGACAGCTTCATATCATTGGCTATTGCCTGTGCCTGATGAGGCAGGGAGACAGGCCCACCTTCTTTAAGCCACTTATTCCCCATTTTAATTAGTTCGAGAGAATCATATGACGGACCTTCGTACGTCCATTCGGAACGACCAATAGAAGGAGGAAGGTCGATCTTCGTCTCCCCAACCTTAGCTCCAAACTGTTTTCCAAGTTTGTTGGCTAGGTCTGGGACGATTTTGTCGTAGAAGCCACGCATACCTTCGCCGCCGACTTTGAGGTCAACACCTGAAAGCTCGTGACTGGCTAAGTGTCTAAGTTCTACAAACCACCTATTTTCCTTACCACCAACTTCGGAAACCATTATGCTTTCGCGGGGGTTTCCTTCGTTGAGTCTTCGGTCTGGGTGTAGAATAACTTCGACTGGCTTCCCGTCAGGGTTTCCGCTAGGGGGAACCATCGCCCGATCCCCGTCCTTCATAGTATCTGTATCGACACGGGGGGTCCGGAGAAGCTTGTTTGCTGCCTCTTTGCCAATATAGTCAGGAAGTTTTTCAGGAGACGAGTTTTCTGTAAGGATTTGATTTCCGGAGTGATCGAAGGCCCGGAGTGTTCCGTCTACCGGAGCATACGTAACCCGGCTAATCTGCTTCGACAAATCATACCGAGTGGCTTGGTCTTCTCCCGGTGTCCACAAAACTCCGTCATACCCGTGTTCCGCAGCGTACCGGACCATCCTCTTCATTAAGAGTTCTGGCCATGTTTTCTTGAAGGGGGCGTCAGGGACCCCGCCATTCTTTTTCTTATTGAGGCTCTCAAGTTCTCTATCGAGAGTCTCCATTCTAGAAGTTGCTTCGTTAAAAGCAGTACTGTCTTGCTCTTGGCGGTGATACGCTCTTTCCTCTGCCGCTACGTTTCTTTCTCTAGCTACCTGATAGCGTCGTTGTTCTTCCTCGGGGGTGAGTTCAGATTTGTACCCCTGTGTCCGTCCCTTCTGGTGCCAGTCGCTCTGCAACTCTTCGAGGTGCAACAGTTTTTCACCGTTGGGGCCGGTGCGGTCGTTGAAGCGGACGTGTCCTACTACGTTGGGTTCGTCCCAGTGAGAACTGCGGAAGTTTCCGTGTTCTTCGGTAGAGGAATTAGCGGTGTAGTCGTACTGCACTTGACCGTCTTCGTCCAAGTGAGAGCTAACATACCGATGCGCTTCCACCTCTGTTGGGAACGTAGCTAGAATTTTGTTCGGATTTGCTGGGTTATAAACGTGGAATCCGGACACTGTCTTCTGGGGCAGCGTCAACAGCATCTCTCGGTAGTTCTCACCACCGGGAAGGGTGTAGGTGCCGAATTTAGGAGCGTCGTGGGGTTGATCTCGGTGGTCCATCAAGCGGTGGAGGGCCGCTCGTTCCAACTCTCCGATGCGGGTAACCTCTTCGTAGTCCGCTTTGGCTCCGGAAGCTTCTGCCTTTTTCATAGCTTCCGAGCGTTCATCTCCGAGGCGGAAGTAGTCGTTTCTTAGAGCTTCTTCTCTTCCTGCATCCGCGCCCTTCGTAACTTCCTGCACCTGTAGGTTATTAGCTGCCAAGTACTGCCGGACTTCGTCCGGGCGCACCGGTTCCTTCCCCTTCGAGCGGAGGAATTCGTCGAGACCGGTGTACTTCATTTCGTCCGGTTTTACGCCGTTGTTCTCCAGCATTTTCTGGACGGTGTCGGCGGGCATCGGTCCCTGCATCCGGGAGCCGATAATCTGGTTGGATTTCAGGTACCACTGCGGAGCGGGGTTGTCCCGGGCGTACAACGGTATGTACTTGGCACCGATTCCGGTACCGCCGCCGATATGCTGATCCATGTATGCCGGGTTGAAGTCTGTTGCCGCTCCAAAATCAAACGCGCTTTGCGGCCCGGACTTCGCTTCTAGGTGCCGCTGGATTGCCGAGTTGGCGCGGGCGGCTTCGAGTCGACCAGCCGCGTTAAGAAGTCGGTCAGAAACTCCCGAAGTTTCTCCTTGGGCAGGGCGTTCGGGGACATAGGACTTGAGTTTTTCGTCGAAGGCATTTAGGTCTCCTCCTAATTTGGTTATGAGACCCCGAATTTGGGGGTCATGTTGTAACAGGTCAGCGAAGTCCGCCGAATGCGCGGCCACGAGTTCTGGGGTCAGAAGACCCTGCTTCACGATCTGCTGTGGAGGTATCCAGCGGTCGTTACCCCATCCGGACAGTTCGGCGAGGCTCTTGATGAAGCTCCACGCTGCGGCCTGAGCCTGACGCGGGGCTATCCCGTGCGCCTCTGCGGCTTCCCGGACCTTGGCGGACATCGAGTCGTAGACTGCGGGTTTGTTGATGCGGCCCGGGTCCTGACCGGCGAGCACAGCCATCCACGTGTCGTTAGTTACGCGGTTGACATCCTCTCCGAGATTCTTGGTAAACGCCGAGACCTTGGGTCCCGATAGTGGTTCTCCTTGCAGAGCACGAATAGCGTTACCCAAACGCGATTGTAAGTCTACGCCCCGGCGCATCATCTGGTAGAGCTTGGCCGATTTGTTTGGTTTCCCGTCTTTCCAGACAACATCGGTTGGGCGACCAGCCTTGTCCCACTTCGCCCATTGTTCAATGGCCATAACAAGGTTTGTCTTGACCGGCTGAACTGGGCTGAGAGCAGCGACGAAATTCAGGAACTTGTCTTTGTCCGCTGGGTGAAGGCGGTCGAATCCCGAATCAAGGAGGGCGTCGAACGCACGCGACGAACGCTCATACCACATCTGCCCGGCCCGGCCAGCCCTAACGGCGTCGGACCATTCTTCTGCGTCAGGCAGTGAGTTGAATGCGGCGACTAGTGAGTTCTTCTTTTCGTCGGTGTTGTGTTTTGCTTGTTCCTCGTCGGTGAGGTATTTCTTGATGGAGTTCCAATCACGAGAGTAGAGACCCGAGAAGTTCTGGCGGAAGTAGTTCACACTGCCGTACGCCGGGGCAGCGTGTTGTCCGCGTCCTTCGTCCCAGTCCCTCAGCTTCCGGAGAATGGTATCCTTGTCTCCCGCCGAGGCGCTGAAGCCTTTTTCTCCTTTGGGGTGGATGAATTCGATTTGATAATGCTTGGCCTCTGGGGAAGAAGCAATGGACTGATAAACACGGTCCACTGTGTCCGGGTCGTTCTTCTGAAACTCTACGTTCAATCCGCCGCGCATCGTACGCAGGCGTACTCCACCAGCCTTAAAGAGGGCAGTGTATGCGTCATCATATCCTTTTGGTACGATCCCGGCTTCATCCATCAGGTCTTCGTGCCAGTCCCCGACAAATGTTTTGTTCTTTCCTGTTACAATAGCCGCGCTACCGGGCTCTCCCATTCCCGCACGGAGTTTGAGACCGCCAAGCTTTTTGAATTCTTCCTTCTCCTTGGCGGTGAAGTCGCGAGCAGCCAACCCGAGGGCCGGAACTTGTCCAGATAATGGACTGGTTCCCTCCCGCATCTGTTGCTCGACCGGTGTGTCTTTGAACGTGGCTATTTCTCCGCCCGGGTGGTAGTACCCGTCGTAGCCTGCGTCCTTCATCATCCGTTCGTAGATTGTGCCGATTGCCCCTCTCTGGCCTTGAATGCCACGAGCCGCCGCTTCTTGATACGCGGCAGACATCAGCTTGTCCGGGTCGTCCACCCACGGGTACAGGTTCTCGTTGTTAAAACGAGCTTTGTACTGGTAGGGTTGGCGTTCGTAGAACGGCTCGCCGTGCGACCCCTCGACACGCCAGTAAGACTTCTTGACGTAGTCCTTGGGGAAGTTGGCTGCCCGTTCCCGTTCCGCGCCCTTCTGCGGGCCCGTGAATTGCTTCTCGGGTGAGACTGTATCTAGACCTTCTGCTCTAGTGCCGTGAACGGCGTCGACGAAGGGTTCCCTTGGCTCGCGTGTGAGTTTCGATAGCCCCACGTAATCGGGCCTTGATTCGAAAGCTTTACGAACTGGACCCCACGTGGGATGCTTTGATTCAAGCTCGGCGAGTCTGGTATCGAGGACCCGCTGGGCGGCGTCCCGGCTTTCGTAGTCGCCGTGTTGGAATGCTCTGCCATTTGTTTCTCCTATGTTTCCTGCGTCGAGGCGTGAAGCTACTTCCGCGACCTGTGGGCGGTACCTGTCTCCCGGGCTAACTATGTGGACAAGGTGTCCTCCCGGGATTGGCTCGATGGTGTCGCCGGGGATTCCGTGGGCTTCGAGTACGGCACCAATCTGACTGGCGTCCGCCGTAGAGAGAGGAACCCGGAACTGGAACAACTTGTCCGAGCCAGCGCCCGGCACGAATCCGGCACCCATGTTCTGGTAACCAGCTTTGGTGATGAAGGCGTTGTGGTATTCAACTGCATCGGGGTCTGTACCCGGAGCGAACCTCTGTAGGGTAGAGTTTTCTGCTCCACCTTCCCAGTGGCCAATGGCCGGACGCACGACTGCCTTGACCCCGGGGAGGGCCTCGGCAAAGTCTTTCGATAATGTTTCAGCGAGTTTCTGCGGGCGGGAATTGAGACGGAACTCTGCGTCCTGTACATTTGGTAGGTTATGTACGTTCGGGGAGACGAACCCGATGGGGCTCTGAACCTCGTCTTCGTGGAGTTCCCGGGCTGTTAGGCCGGGTTTTGCTGGGACTTCTGGTTCTGCTTCACCCACTCCAGCAGGGCGGCGTCCCCCTTCTTGAACGCCTGCCACGCTCCGGTCAACTGGTCCTTGCTTGGTAGCGCGAGTTGCGGCTTCTGTTTGGGCATGTATATCCTCCACGTGTTGACGTGCTATTTCGTTGATTTTGTCGAGGTTGGCAAAAGCGTCTTTGCCGTGCTTTGCTTCTACCTCTTTGAAGTATTCTTTGATAAACTTGAATTGCTCTTCCGGGGAGATGATTCCCTCGGCCCGGCCAGCCAAGAACTGGGCGGCGGTTTCGACGACACGAACAACTGGGCTGGGATCGTACCCAACGTCACTCTGACGCTTTGCCCATTCTGCCGGTATGAGGCCATGAAGCCGGTCCCACTGGGAGCCCGGGGCCACGGTAACACTGCCGTCGGGATGTGTGGTGGCTCCGTCGAGATGGTTGACGATGTCCCCGTCCTTGGACAACTCGCGCTGCCAAGTGTGGTGGAGTTCCTCGGAGACGATGGGGATCGCTTGATCTTTGAGCAACGTTGGGTGGGCGGCGGTGGTGAGCAGCCCTTGCTTGGACAGCGTCGTGGCGGACTGGAACAACTCCTGAATTTCTTTGTTCTGGCTGACTCCGGCGTTCTCCAGACTGCGGCCCAGAGTCCCGATTTCATCCGGGGCAAAGCTGACGCCCTTGATCGGGTTACCCGGTTCGGTGGCATGGTTAAACTGCGCCCACGCGCTGGGGGTAAGCCAGACAACGGGGCGACCGTCGGCTCCAATACGAACCTGACCGGCATCGTTCGAGTGTGCTACTTCTGTCCCGGCCCTCGGCGGCATGTCCGCTGGGGCAATCGGGGTTCCAGTGGGCGGCTGTCCATTATTCGGATCGATTTCATCTGCCCGGCCATCTGCCCGTCTTAGAGCAGAAGCGATGGCTGCGGCCTTCTCGGCGTCCGATCCTGTCTCGGCGTGTGCGAAAGTCTCCGCAAGTTCATCATTCTTAAGTGCTTTAACTTCTGTGGAGTCTCCCAAAACTGCACGCGGTTCTTCGTGCCCGAGCAACTGCCGGGCATGTTGGTCGATCTCTATTGCGTGCTGTTCGGCGACGGCGTGCTGGGCTTCCCGCTCTTTGTTCGTGCGGTCGACGGCCAGCCACTCGTCATTCGGGCGGAATGCCCCTTCCTGAATCAGCGGCTTGAATAACTCACCGGCTGAGTGGAGGGCGTGGGTAGCCCCGAGAACTCCCAATCCGTATCCGGCGACCATCTCGGTGCCGTACTCCATAGCCTTGTCATAGTCCCCGGACTTGAGGGCGTCGAGGAACTGGGGGGACATCTGGGCCCCCATCTCAAGCTGTTGGTAAGTAAACCCAGCATTCAGAAGGTAGTTGGCCGTCTTAGCCGCTCTTGCCGTTGCGGCTATCGGCATAGTGGGAACAGCCTTCCGTATAAGCTGGAAGGACCCACGTTCCATCAGGTTCCCACCAATCAGATCGTGCTCGGTGAGACCGTTCTTGTAAAGGATGTCCTGCCCACGCTTCCACAGCGCAGGGTCGACCCCGGCTTCGCGCACGGCGTCTTCGACCGGCTTGAACGCTTCCCGGGCTTTCGCGATAGTTGCGGAGGTTTTAGCCAGAGCTTCCCGCTGTATATCCGAAAGCCCCGCCTTCTCCAGAACACTCTGGACGGCTGGCTCCCCAAACATAGTATCGGGAACGAGGTTGGAGGTGATCTCCTTAGCCCGCCGTAGAAGGTCCAGATCATGCCCTCCTGCCTCTAGCGCGGCGTTGACGGCAGGTTCTATTGCCTTCTGGTCCTTGAACGCTTGTATGGCCGCTTCTGAGGCTTTAACGATCTGTGGGATTTCGGTGTCAGTAAACAAACGGGTACCAGTTTCGGTAACCGCTTCTTTGAGAGCCGTGGCCCCAGCGCTTTCGATAGCTCCGCCGGTACCGAACGTGGCAGCGGTAAGAGCGACAGACAACGGGGAGGTTAATCCGGAGGCAATCTTCTCGACACCCCGTTCAAACCCACCGGCACCTTCGCGGTACTCAGGCATTCCGAACAAGCTTTCGGTAACCGGGGTATTCGCCCAGTCCCACGCACGCTTGTACCACGGCTGGGATTCGTCTTGATATAGGTGAGACGCTGGTCCCTCCGGAGCAGAAGGTTGTCCATTATTCGGACCGGAAAGACCGGCATCGAATAGGTTTCCAGTAGCTGCTGGGGAAACGGGAGCAGACGGAGAAACCCCTCCGCCCCCGGTTAACCCTTGGTCAAACAGGTTTCCGGAAGCGATAGGGGTTGTCTTTGTGACAGGAGAAGACTCCAGTCCTTGGTCAAACAGATTGGTATTGGCCATGTATTCCTAAATTTCGGCTAGTGGTTAAAGCATATTTCCGGGATTGAACGGAGTAGGCTGGACATTTAGAATCTTTTCGCCTACAGAGCCTTTCGGAACGGAGTCAAAGAAAGGTTTAGGAGCGGCAGGTGTTCTTCCGATAGACGTTAGAATTTTATTCTTCACATCTTCCGATAACTTGGAGGACTGTAGTTGAGCCACTATTTCGTCTGGAGATAGGCTCGCAATCTTTTGTGCGGTCTGTGGATCAAACCCGGGGATGTTTTGTAGAATTGCCAGTACCCCTTGATTCGGATTGGCTCCGGGGGTCTTCCCTATGGTAGTCAACGCCCTTTGTCCCAAACTTGTCAAGTTCTGAATCTGCCGGAGTACTTCTCCGGCTTCCGCCTGAGAGTTCGGATTCATGGTATCATCGATCAGCGTCTTATACTGCTGGTTAAGAGCAGGGACCATTTTGTTCATGGACTCTGCTATTATAACACGAGAACCCGGGCTTATCGCATCAAAATTACCACCCTTATCATTTAATTCTTTCAGGGCGTTATTAAACTGTTCGGCTTGGGTTCTCCCGAGGGCCGCATCCTTGGCTTCCTGACGGATTCGGCTTGCGTCGGCCAGATACTTTGCTTTCTCGGCGTTGTCTTTGTCGATCTCAACCTGAACCTTCTTGACTCCTAAATCCTGAAGTTGTCGAGTCAGATTATCAGCACGCACTTTATCTGCATCCCGCTTAATCGAGACAAACTGGGATGCGGTAAGTTGTTTGTTGTCTTTTAGAACTGCACCATATTCTGGGAACCTATCAAATACGCCGTCCTTCTTCCACTGATCGTATGTGGCCGTAGACACATTGACTTTGCCCTTCGGATCATAGGCAGTATAAACCCCCTCATACGCTGGTTTTCCGTCGGGACCAACCGTCAGTTTTGTTCCTGTTAGCTCCCAATCCAATGTTGTTGACCCGGGGTGATCCGCGATATATTGAGTCTGTTCTGATTCGGGAATGTCTTTAGCCACCGGGGTCATCCCGGCGTCGACATATGACTGAATCTGTGCTTTTCCGGCATCGGCCATTTTTTGATGAAGTTCGAAACTTTCTCCCTGCATCGTCTGATTCATCCGGAGCGTTTCCACATTAGATAAGGCGATTTGAGCTTTGCGAAGAGTCTCCTCGCTGGATGCTGCGGCTTGTGCCCGCTTCTCTCTTTCTTGTGCCTGCTGGTTCTGGAACTGCTGTTGGGACTCTGCTTGCAGTTTGTCCCTCTGTTGTTCCTGTTGCTGTTGTGCAGCACCGGCACCAACGGCGAACGAACCGATACCTCCGCCCATCTTTGCTTGGGCACCAGAGGCCATGCCCATAATGGCTCCAGACAAAATGCTGCGGAACAACTGACCGGCGGTGTTCTGTTGCTGGACTACAGTTCCGTTCGGTCCGACTTCACCGTGCGTGCCCATGAGGGCGTGCCACCCCAGTCCAGCTTTAGCCAGTCTCGGGTCGATAGTTGGGGTCTCGGGTTGAGGGGCATCTGGTCTTTGCTGCGCGTTCTGTGCGGAACTCAGCACATACTGGGCGGCACCCTGTGGCATAGAGGATAACTGAGCCGGGGCGGCGTCCTGCATATTGAGAGGCGTGGAGACGTCAGCAGGGGCCGGGGCAGCCGTGGGGGTAGCAACAGGTTGAGAGGCTAGAGGATCGGCCATTACTTATCTCCTTCTAAAAACCAAGCCAGCGGCGTGGTTGTAGTAACTGATTGGTCTTTCAGGGCCCGCTTCAGGAATTTAACGATCTGTTGCTGGCCGAGCTTTTCCACGACACCGAAGACGCGCAACACGTTTTCGAGGGTGTCCTCGGCCTTGATTCCGGCGCGGGACTTACCTTCGATCTTGATTTGCAGGTCGAACAACCCGGCGCGAATACCAGCGAGCGAGGAAGTGAATACGCGGGTACCGTCGTCTGTAATCTCGTTCTTGCCCGGCCTAGAGAACGACTTGACAAGGAGCGGATTACGAAGCTGGTAGCAAACGGAATCGGGGTTGGACCAACCCTTCAAACTGGCGAGCGCGTCAAACAATGCTTCTAAGCGTGTAACGGACATTCTCTTCTCCTGTGTCCCTTTAAAATTACGGTTTCTTTGCAAGTCCGCCGGTTAGATAAGCGCCCGCTGCCCCACCCACCGCCCCCAAAATCGCGTTGAACGGGTTGGCTGCTTGGTTCTCTTGGGCAATCTGGTTCCACGAATTTCCTGCGGCGGTACTCGCCCCTGTAGCTTGTCCAGCAAACCCTGTAGGGTTATAACCAGCGGCAACTCCGCCCAACTGGCCGAGAGCAGATTCATACATGTTGTAGCCCTGTTGATACCCGGCGTTCTGAATTCCCAGAAGCTGGTCGGACGCTTGGTTAGCCGCGCTCGACGCCAATGCCGAATTCTGTTGGGCGTTAACTCCGGACGGGAGCAGGACGTTGCCTCCCCCGGCTGCCGCTTGATTCTCAGCCAGAGCCTTTTTCGCATGGGCATACTGCTGGCCGGTCCCCTGAATGGCTTGGGAGTTGAGGACGTTTGTCTGGGCATCAGAGAAACCGAATTGATTTGGGCCTTTGGCAACAATAGGATTCAGAGTATTCACCAGAGTCTGGTAAATAGCCTCCGAATTTCCAAATGTTTGCTTCGCGTCATCCATCATCTGTTTGGTGAAGGCCGTCTGCGCGTTAGCCAAATCAGTCTGTTGAGGGGAAGCTCCTTTGCAAAGAGCTACAGGACCTGTCCATTTTTCGGACACGCGCCTGACGAGAATGTACCGGCTCTGCCGATCACTCCAGATATACGAAACCGATGTGGTTATTTTCATTCTAGGTCCTTTAACTTGACGCGAAATACTCGAAACGGGAGTTCCTCGAAGATATGGTTCTTGGCAAACTCATCCGTCGAGTCGTCGCTTCCCAGAAAATAAATTTCCCCAACTCCAATACCAGCGGCCTGCGTCACAGCGTTCTGTGTGAGTTCCTTCATCGCCGCAGCGGCTTGGAGCTTGGTAGACCCCGGCCTCATTGCCAGACTCTCCAACATGAATGGATGCTGAATAGTCTGGAAGGCAAGAGGTCCGTCTTTATCGAACGCGCACCAAGTTGAGCTAGTGGGGAACAACGCCACTTGGGGGTCGAATTCGTTAGCCGGGTTTTCTTTGGCCCAGTCGAAAAACATCTGGCCTTCATCGGGCCGGACCGGTCGTACAAAAATTGGTTTACTCATTATCCTTGATTTTCTGAAGAAGGATCAGACGGAAGTCGTCCTTCATATCCGACAAATGTTCGTTGGTCTTCTGCAACTCAGCAAGAATGTGCGGGAGGTGGTTCGTAGAGAGAAGCTCGACAGTCCCCTTGACACTGGTGATAGTCTGCTCGGCCTGTGTAAATCTGGTTAGAGCCATGTTAATCCCTGTGACCGCCCGGGCGAGAGCCGCACCGATACGGTAAAGAACAACCAAGACAGTGGCCCAGCCACAAACCGCTTGCCAATTTGACGCAATCCAATTGATAACTTGCATAGTAATTCCAACGAGTTGAGTGTGTGTTGACATCAAGCGTGCCCTTCCCGGGGTATGAAAACTAAGTGGCTGGAACGAGTGAAGTAAGAATCCCATTAACGAGAGTGATGCTCCCGTTAGTTCCCCCGACCGTTAGCTTTGCTGTAACGATTGTCGTGCTGAGTCCAGTGGGGGCCGCTGTTTTTGGTGCGGCGGACAAGGGTGCTACCGGGGTAAGTCTGTATTGCGGAATCGAACCACCAGCGTAGTACTGACGAAGGTTGTCCGAAGTAGACGAAACCCCCACTACAGGGAGGGGGCAGCGCAAAGTCGTGCTGAGAACCGGAGCAGCCTCCGCCGACGTTGGGGCCGACGGAAAATGCTGCGCCGACCGCACGTAGGAACCGCCTACCGGAGAACTTGTATCAAGTCTTGAAGCTATTGAAGGCATCACTTCTCCTGATCGAACCCGCCGAATAACGACAAGCTCAACAACTCATTTTTAACTGTGTCCGATCCCCAGTTCACCATGACCTGAAGGTGACGGCACTTGGCCGGTAGCTGGGTCTGAGATACATAGAACCGTTGGGCATAGGTGCTGACGCTGGGTTCGAGTTCTGTCGGGTCTTGAACGTACAAGGTGAGAGGTTCAAAGTAGCTGACCGAGGTTATGTTCACAGACAGTGCCTGACCTGTTCCTCCGGTAGTAGCCAGAGCCGTTCCTGTAGCTGGGTATCCTTCTCCGGGAAGGAGTAAGGAAAGTCCAGTTACTGGACCGGTGGGTCCTCCGGATACGCTCGTAACTTTCGCAAGCCCGCCGGTTCCTCCGGGATAAACCACGGCGACTATGTCTCCGACGGTGTATCCGGCTCCAGCGTTGTTAGGAGTTATGAAATTGATTCCGAAATACGGAGCGATTTCATCTAGCTGGATAGCAAGAGAAATTGGAGTTCCGATAGCTTTGGAGTCCGAGGTGAAGCTTTCAATCGTACCCAACTGGCCGGGCTGCGCGATAACGATGCTGCCAAGGGTGGCCCACGCCGGGTAAGCAGAACCGTTGTCCGTAGAAACCGTGTAGTCCCTCTTCAAGATCGGGCCGCTGGTCTGTGGTCCGAGCAGAAGTTCGTGCGTACCCGGAAGAACTTCGATGGATTGTACAGCGGAGAACCCGCCAACGATCTGGGCTTTGGGGCTCCATGTTGTGCCGGTTTCGGGAGACGGTGTGGGAGTCATCCTCCACCAAACTCCGTTGAAGTCCGAAACGTATAATCCCTTATCCTGTGATCCAGCGACGTGCCAAGATATAAAAGTGCTGGACGGAGTAAAGGTTCCCGTGCCGAGGCCGGGCCCAAATTGATCGCCTATTGGAAACCCGATTTCGGATACACCCGAGCTTGGGTCCAACGTGAGGACCTGATTGTCGGATGAGTACAGGTATACGATGCTTCCGTTGACAGAAAAGGCGTCGTAGGAAACGAGCCCGATGTCTGTCAGGAACGGAGCAGAGAAGAACGCGCTTGTTGGTGTTCCTAACCCCTGAATGATGAAGATATCAGAGATCGTAAACACGAGCAGCCCGGAGGATGTTGGGAACAACCTCGTCACCGTTTCCGGGAACGCGAATACGTTCGACGCAGACCAAGCTTCGTTTCCATTTCCGGCGGTTACATCCGGACCGGTAGAGAAGTAGACAAGGTTGTTGACTGCTCCCCAGATTCTTCCGAGGTGGTAAGTTAATGCCAGTAGTCCGGTCGGAGGGGGGTCGTTGATTCCGTCGATAGGAGCTTCGATGAGTTCATTAAGTCCGGTATCGGGAGTAGTATCCGTGTATGTCCACGTCGCTCCGCCACCGGGGTTCGGAATTTCATCTAGGAAGAAGAGGACCGATCCACCCTGTACCGTTCTCCAGATTACAATTGTGTCGATCTGTGTCGCAGAAGACCCGGCACCTTGGATAATGGCTAGGTTATCGGCACTGACGAGAATCGGAGCGCTTTCTTGACTTGCTGTCCCAATGTGCCCAGTAATGCTGTTTTTGTAACTGTAGGCATAGATCCACGCCCCAGTGTTTGCTTCTCCGAAAGGACCAGAGTTCAACCACAGTTCTGTGCTGTCCGTGGTGTAGGCACCAACAGCGGTAGCCCATGTCGGAGCCGTGGTTCCGCTTTCTCCGAGAATGGTGGTTTTCTCGACGGCGTTGTTAGAATCGAGAATAGCTGTGGCAAGACTTAGAGTCTGGGTGCTGCCGGGCCACGGGGATAAGGAAGGACCGCTCTGGTTTACCCACACCACTGTGTTGTCAATAGTGGTGGTCCCAACTCCGTTGGTCCAGTTCGGAAACGTGGTTCCGCTGGTTCCACCAATCGTGCATTGGAATAAGCAGTCTACCGTGACTGCTTGCTGAAAAGTTACAAAGACCGGGTTCCCAAACTCATCTGTCCCATTTTGTTCAGACGTGGTGATGTAGTAAGTGAAGGTAACCGCAAGTATGTCCCCGGCCACATAAGTATGACCCGTCAACCATGTCCCGGGACCGATACATGACCAAGTGACGTCCCCGTCGGCAGTAGTTCCCCCGATGATGGTGTTCCAAGTAGGAGCGGAACCGCCGGTCTGGTGAGGAGCACTTCCTGTAGAGATAAGTTTCTGGAGGTTGCTGTTCGAATCCAGAATAACGAACAACGGAGCATACCACGTGCTGGCTCCCCACGCCGGGTAAACGGCAGGAGACGGGGCCTGTGTAACGGTAGGCGTTACAGTGGGAGTAGGTATTCCCCACGGTTCGACCTGTGATCCGAGGTTCTCCCATTGCGCCCCGCCGTCTTGAGTTATCGCATGAAGAACGGTCGACCACGTCGGTTGTGCGGCACCGGTAGTCCCGCTGCCCGTTGTGATCTGGCCGGTCTCTGCGGCAAACGCTTGAGTCCCGCCGTTAGCAAATTGAACCTGCTGGCTATTTGAGTTTCCTGTCGAAGTCTGAGTCGTTCCATTTAAAGCAGGAACTGTAGTTAAACCAGACAGGGTGACCTTAGTTCCAACCGGAATTTCAAGAGAAGTACCGGTCCCCAAGAAAATCGTGGCTGTTCCGGAAGCGATCTGTATGTCGGCAATGTTGCCTGTTTGGCTCCCGATGTTTAGCTGCAAATTCCCGTTGGGGTCTACGATGTACTGACCAGAGGTAAATGCCGTGTTGGCTTTCCAGATTAGTGGACTTTCTATAAGCTGGTTGGTAGACACTCCGTCCGAGAAGTAGAGAGTGTTTCCTACTCCCTGAAAGCTGGTGACCTTCGCGTCAGGGTTCTTGTTCCACAGAATCTGATTTGTGCTCGGTCCCGTTACATCTCGGACCGTGCCGCCTAATCCCGGGATAGGAGTAATAACCGCCTGCCCGGTATCCGGGCTAGTGAAGAAGTTAAAGGTCCCGAACTGGAACATCGCCTGATTAGCGCCGAGAGTTATCCCAGAACCAGACGGAGGGGTTGTCGGGCCGAGGACCTGTCCATTAAGGGCGGTGTAATTCGTCAGCCCGGAGAAGCTGTAGGTCTGACCAGAGACCGTTGCCGGTACGTTGGTCGAGAAGGTTACGATGGCAAAATACCGGAAGATCGGCTGATGTAACGGGGTGTATCCGATAACCAGTCTGAGACTCTCCGTGGCCGTGACTAACCGGGTGCCATGCGGAGCAGCGGTTCCTTGGACATCAGCGATAACTCTGATCTGCTCTTGGTTGTTGATGACCGGGCTGAAGGCGTAGTACCGATTGATGCCGGGGAAAGTCTGGTTGTTGTAGACAGAGGTTCCCGGTCTCCGGATGAAGGTTAGCTTCGTGGAGATTTCAGAGTTGAGACCAGAAATGGCCGTGTCTGCCCGAGACCCGTAGTACTCTGCCTCGATGTGTGGGGCATTACCACGCAGCGGGTTTCTCTGGGTAACCACACCGTCGTAGAAGGTGTCGATCCAGAGAACTCCGTAGCGGGTTGGCTTAGAGGGTTGTGCCCCTTTTTTGGCAAGCTCGTTTGGCACTCAGGCTCCTAGTTCGTTATCCGTTGAAGGGCCCGGGTCCGTAAGGCCACGCGGCCCCGATACCTTGCCAGTTAGCTGTCCAGCTTCCGTCGATACCCATTGCTCCGCGTTCCGGAGTCATGCGAAATTCTTCCTGCTGCCGGTCGGCACCACGGACGGATTTCATGAGTTGTTCTTCCCACTCTAGGTAAGACGCCTGTGCGTCCTTGGCTCCGTTGAAAGCCTTGAGCGCGGCCCGGCAGCCCTGCCGGAAAGTAAAGAACATGCTCTGTGGGATCGGGTCCAGAGACTGCTGTAGCGTAGCCACAACAGGGGGAAGCATTTGATACCGAGGAACAATCCACCAGCAGAGGCCGTTCAGAGCCGGGACAGGGGATAGCCGGAACCCATAACCGTTGGGGTCGGCAACTGTCCAGATTACGGTGTTGTCCTGAATTCTAGTTCCCGGGGTAGATTGTGGGGGAGCGGCTGGCTCGGTAGCCCCAGAGATACCGTAAGGAGAAAATCCGGGCGGTATGATCGTGGTCCCTGTGTACCCCGGAGACTCGATAGTCAAACCCAGTTGGGTCGAGTCAAGGAACAGAATGTTTCCGTTCACGTCGATAAACTGTTGTATAGGGGTCCGAGGAGTCATCGACACACCGTACCCACTGGAGTATTCGGTGTTCGGCTGCCACTGTCCCATGATTGCAAAGTTATTCTGGATGAAGCAGATTTGGAGAGGGACGCTTTGTGCCGATACCTGCGGAATGTCTCTGACGGTTTCTACGACGAACGTCGGCTTTGGGGCCCCATTGTTATTGGACGTAGAGTTGTTGATGTCGACCCGCCACGCATCCTCCAACCACCCTATGTCTGTGAGGTTAGTGACATAATCCTGCTGCAAGCTGGACGTGAGAAACGGTGGAGCAACTTTCCGGTTCCACTTCCACGGCATGTTCTCATCGAGAACCCGTTGCATCACCTCGTTCACAATGGTGAGCATCGGCTCAGTGCTGTATCCAGCAGCACCTCCGAGAACATTATAGAATTCCGGATTGGCCTTTAGCTGGTTCGCGATCTGCTGACCAGTTAAGGAGTAAGCGTGATTTCCGGGGATTAAAGGCATGAAGTCTCCGTCCGAATAATGGACAAGTTAGTTAGAGGCCCAGCAGGTCGTCGCGAGTGCCGCTATAGTGCGACCAGCGTCTTGTCGGCTATCAATGTTATAGGAAAAAGTGGTGGTCGTTTGTGCGCTGATGTTAATCGCAAACCCACCCCGGTTCCCGATAGTTCCTCCGCCAGACCAAGTTCCTACCTGACACCACATGTAGTAAGTAGCGGGAAGTGTAGCTCCCCATGCTTGGGTAGCTTCGCATCCTTCTCCAGCGTTTCCGTCATCGACTACCGTGCAGGAAGTGAAAGTAACTTTCCCTATAATCGTAGTGGTAGGTCCTGTAGGGTAAGTAATCGCAACAGCGGTCTGGGCAGTTGTGCGACCCTTACCGTCGGTAGTTACCTGACACACATGGGTAGCATCTCCGCACGATCCCGGTGACCCGTTCACTGTGTTGAGGGTAAGGGGCTGCACTCCTCCGCCGCTTGGAGTAGTTGCGTCTCCGCCGCCGTTGATCTGTGTGATTCCGGCAGACGCCGACCCGCAGTTAGCTGCTCCTGACACCGCGATTCCTGTAGCGAATTGTCCACCCGGGCATTGTGCCGGAGTGGTGGCTAGAGCCGTAGCGGTTGCTGCGAGAGTGGCTGTGCCTGCGTTTCCTGAAGTGTTCGCGGCGTTGTCCGGGATGTCTGCACTTACTAACCCACGGATAGCAAGAGCCGCCGACCCTCCGGATGCTGGCCCGGCCAGTACCGTGTTTGCCGCAGCGGAAGACCCGGCTAAAATATTCGTCCAAGCTCCGGGGGCGGTTTGTGCTCCGGTTCCACCTTGGAGAATAGTAGCGAAATTCTCTCCACTTATGGTAGTTCCACCGGCTGCATAATACGCAAGTTGACCGGTAGTTCCGGGGTTGATTAACCCGGTTGTGGTGCTACTGACGACACAGACATTCGGAATCACTATCCCGCCCGCGCTCGGGTAGGAGATGGTTTCCGTTACGCAGTACCCCAACGGGATGTAGTAGTCGTAGTTACCGCCTTCGTCTGCGGTCACGACGGACGGGATAATCGGGGCTGTTAATAACGGGTCCGAGTATATCGTGGCTGCCATATCGGTCGCGGTGGAGGTGACGGCAACTGTTGAGTACGGTTGAATCACAGCTTCCACCCCGGACGACCCGCGAGCTAAGACCTGTCCGACACGGTGATACCCGATGGTAACCTGACCATCGCTGTGTGCAGCGATAGCCAAGGCCATCAGTGTGCCGGAAATTATATGAACTAATTTCATCCTAACTCCTTATCGCAAAACCGAACCTTTGAAGTGTCCACCGTGTCCCTTAGAACCGTGGGTTGTCGGGTTCGTCACAGTGAGTCCAGTTGAACCGGATACACTTGACGAGGTAGCCATGATCGTCGTGCTACCTGCCAGAACGCCTGTGGCTAATCCCCCTGCCGAGATCGTGGCGATGCTTGTGAAGGTGCTGGACCACGTAACAGTTGATGTGCAATTTGTTGTGGTCGAATCGGACCAGTGGCAAGTTGCGGTGTACTGCTTCGTCGACCCCACAACAACCGAGGTACCGGCTGGGGTCACGACGATGCTGGTTAGGGTCGGCGGGATATTGATCGTATACAACGAACTTCCCACAGAGCTATTCGTAAACCCTGACGCAGAGGCTATCGCCTTGACTGTCTGGGTCGTCGAGACGGTGAGAGGGGAAGAGTAGACCGTCGATCCTGTTGTTGGGGTCGATCCGTTGGTTGTGTAATAAATGGTAGATGCAGGCGTGGTATCGGAGAGCGCCACTGTCTGGGTAGACGTGTACGTTCCGGCGTTCGGGCTGGTCACTGGCGTAGCGACAACCGGAGCGTTGATTGTATAGGCTGCGCTGCCTGCGGTGGAATCTTGGAATCCTGTTCCGCCAGCGACAGCATACAGAGTTTCACTGGCCGCAACGGAAACAGGTGCGGTGTATTTGGTACCGGTTGTACAGCCGGTTGCTCCATCAGTTGCCGGAGACCCGGTCGTGTTGTAGCAGATTACAGATCCCGACGTAGTCGAGATCGTTACCGTCTGTGTTCCGGTGTAGGTTCCCGCAACAGGAGAGAAGGTTGGGGTAACTGCTATTGGGGCCGTGGAGGCCGTGAAAGACGCCTGATCGAGATTGATAAAATACGTCTGTGAACCGCTTGGCGTATTCGCGTCCATCTGAAACTGGAAGCCGTTACCCGACGTCCACCCCATTGGAAGCACGCCTGAGTTCGTCGTGATCCCGAGGTTATGCACGGTCCCGTTCAAAACGAACGTGTCGTACACCTGACTATTTCCTACCCTGTGATCGGTAGTTGTGATGTGGTTCCACCCTATTAACGGTGCCTGCGTCACACCTGAGTCAATCCACTGTATTGTGGCCTGATCCCATGCGTCCCACGAATTATGGCCACCCGGACATCCTGCGCCGTTGTAGCAGTACTGCCAGCCGAACATGTACTCCCGATTCAAACCGACCGAGAACAGGAAGGCAGTGTCTAACTCCAAGGCACCAAGATTCGAAGTGGAAGGAAGATATACTTCAAAATCGGATGCAAAGTTTGTGCAAAGGTCGCAAACTGGAGCGAGCCAGTAGAATAGAACATTGGTGTCTGGTTGGTTTGCGACCATACTCATTTGCATGGACGACCCAGACAAGGAGGGTGAAGCGTTTCTGATAGTCTGATTGGTTGAGACGGGGATTCCTGTTCCCCCGGGATCGCATCCCGGTTTGATGCAGGTGTTCCAGCCAGTAAGTGAATTCCACAAGCCGGGCAAGTTAATCGTGTAAGCGGCACTTCCGACAGAGCTAGTCACAAACCCGGCTGCGGTAGCGATAGCCTTCACTGTGGTGTTGGAATTCAGGGTGATTGCTCCCGAATAGACAGTTGACCCGGTCGTGGGGGTTGAGCCGTCCAGAGTGTAGTAGATTGTCGAGCTTGGGGTTGTATCAGAGATTGTTACTGTCTGAATGCTCGTGTAGGTTCCAGCAGTCGGGGAGAAGGTCGGAGTTGCAACAGTCGGAGTGGAGTTATCTACTGCTCCAATGATGCCTCCGGTCGAACTGGTCACTACTGTGGATCTGGCCGTAGCGTAGTGCGTGTTCGCGTTGAATTGAAAACGCACCGGCATGTTCGCCGCACCACCGCTCAGCCCAGTACCGCTCTGCGGGGAAACCGGCACATAAGTTCCCGTGGTAAATGGCTGGCTTGCGGTCGATATGAAGTTGCCCGAGGATAACCCTGTTATGTGATTATTGATTGGCGTGACTGAGGTAAAGAGGGGAAGATCACTCCTTGTGCTTTCCCACCCGCTGTTCAGATTGCAGGCGCTTGATGGAGAGATCGGCGTCGTGATATTCATCAAAGAGCCAGCCGCAACGACGTTGGTTGTGAAATCACTAACGAACGTCTCAGTACTATTCCAGCAGGCGCTTGTTCCCGGTGTTTGCCAGATAATATTATTCTGCGCCATGACGCGGGGGTACTCGAAGGGAGTCCCGCCGCCATTGTCGTTCGTGTCCAGAATCCCCGAACCAAGAAACGTGCCGGTGAAGCTCAATGTGTTGTTGTAGAAGTAGAGATTGCCGGGACGTGCTGCTCCGTAGGGACCGTGATCGCCTATAAAGTGGACCCCGAAAAGAGCGGTTGAGTTCTGGATGATGTTGCCATAGATATGATAGGTGTGAAACTGATCGTACCAAGCGGTCATCAGGTCCATCGTCATGATGTTGCCCTGCGCCCATCCATTAGGGATGTAGTTGTACGCTCCCATATATTGCGGGGAATCTTGGTTATCTACGGCATCGATCACTCGCTGCGGACTGTTCGGGGTTCCTCCGGCACCATCGCCAAAATAGTTGTACCGAACGATTGTCCCTACGCCTCGATCCTTTAGATTGATTCCTCCAGAGTTGAAAAGCATCTTGTCGATGACGTTGAATTGGACAAGCTGCAACCAGCCTTGCAGGTAGAACTGATGGATGCTTCCGTTGCCGCTGACGCCGGTTCCGTGGACGTGGTTACCTTCATAATCGGTGTTCTGAACCAGCGCCCAGCCGTTATTGGTATTGAAGTCGGAGAAGATTCCAAAGTCGCTGTTTGAAACATCGTTCCCACGGATGACCGTATCCATACTGGGCCACACGCGAAGCCCGGATGTTGCCAGCGCCCAATTCGCTACCGTCCCACCCGGGGCCGTGTGACTCACAGAGGATGAGGCATTCTTGATCGCCAATCCTTCAAGGATCAAATACTGCGGTCCTGTCCACGGTCCGGGAGCATAGTTGCCCCACCAGTTTGTTGAGTAATTTCCGCCAACCGATACCGCCGCATATTGCTCAATTGTGTAAGCAAAGGATGTGCTGATGGCTGGAGTAGCGTTTTGGCCGTCAATGACCGGAAGGTTTCCCGCAGAATCAGGAACACCGCAAACACGAATTGGCTGTGTTCTGGTTCCGGTTCCGCTGAACGGGAAGTATTCGTGATAGGTGGTCGGACTCGACCCGCTTAAATCTTCATTGTGAATGCGGACTGTAGAACCGGCGGTGAGCGCGGTCCACGGAACGGACGTAATAGTATGATAAGTCGCTTGCGTCGGTCCTACGTCATAGACAGTTCCTGTTGAACTTGGGTCGGCGGTGCAGTCCACCGGCATTGTCTGCGAGGGTGTTACCGGATACGGGAGAGCGTGGCCTGTAACATAAAGAGTAGCCGTCTGAGTCTTGGTTCCGTCAGCCACACTCGTCGCCAATACCGTATAGCGACCAGCAACCGTAGCGGAGAACACCGTATCTCTGTTTGTAATATCGCTGAGAATACCGTCCCCTCCCCCCGGCTGCGAAGTGATTGCCCAAGTCACGGCTTGGTTACTATTACCGAGAACCCATGTCTGTAAGTCGACTTTTTGGTTAGCGTACAGGGCTTCATAGAACGGGGTTACAATTACCTGAGTGCTTGGCTGACACACATCGATTGGAAAATCTACAGTCTTGCTTGTATCGTCCACGCTCTGTGCCCTGATCGTCACAATGGCAGTAGAGGTTGCCGTATAGGTGACGTTGCCGCTGCCAGAGCCGGGAGATACGGAACAGGTTCCCGGCGTCGAGCCAACGGTGACATCCACCCACGGAAAGGTATTTGCCGTAGCGGACAATGTGGCGGAGGCTCCGCCTGTTGTCGAGGCTACACTCCAGTTCACCTTATTGGTCGTTCCGTTGGTGATCGTCGCGTAGATACGCCGCACATCACCCGGAAGAACCTGCCAGCCATATTGGGATTGGTTCGCAGTGATAGCAACGGCTGGGGGAGGGGTTCCCTGCGTATACGACCACGAGTTAATAAGCACCGCACCGGCATTGCCTGCCGAGACGGTAGAAGCAGTGATGCCTGCGAGGGCTGTATTACTTCCGCCTACGATGGACGGGATGTTGACTCCTGTCCAAGTATGGGTAAAGCAGGAAGGTCCCGGACATGTCCCGCCAGCCGTCACGTCGAACAGGTTCTCAATAAGATTCGATCCGTCATAGGTGATCGTTACCGAGTAGACGTGGCCGGTGGTTGTGTTGAACTGAGTAGCTGGGGAGTTCAGCGGAACGGGATTAGTAACAAAGCTAGCGTAAGACCGATAACCGGGGTCGCCATCATTTGGGTGGCATGGATCATAGCCAGACGTATAGAGGTTAGTCGTGCTGTAGGTAAATCCGTTGGCAAAGGGACCGTTGGCAACCGGGTCCACGTTGTTGAACCCGTCCATCGTTATGGCAAAGACGTTGTTCAGGTAAGTACCGGATAGGGTCACGTTCGGAGCCTGATAGAACCCGCCTTCGCAGCCAGCGCCGTTGAAGAACCCGATCCCCTGATAGCCGGGTTGATTGTTGGTGTTCTGGAGCACGAAGGCCAGCGTATTACCGCTGGGAATGAAGGTGTAGGTTGTCGAGAATGCCTGCACGTTGACCGGGGTCGTGAAGTTGGCAGACATTGCAGTGTGAGAACTATGCGCGGGTGCTAACTGCACTTGGCCTGAGCCGGTAATGCTGGTGGTGGTAGTACTGTTGAGCTTGAAGTTGTTCGCGCCCAGCGTGTTGTTGCTGCCTGATGCCCCGCAGGTGCCAGCACCTGAATTGAACGCGGAACAGTTAAAGATAGTCTGTCCGTGGCTATGAGCAGCGATTGCTAAAGCAAGAAGGCCGCCAGAAAGAATGCGAATGATTTTCATCATGCTCCTAAGAGATTCCGTACTTGGTTCGGAAGTACGCTTCGTTCTGTTGTACCTGTGGGAGGGTGAGGGCCGACTGGTAGACGATCAACTCCACAAATTTGCCAGCAAATAAGGCAGTACCAGTAGCGTTACCATCTCCGCCAATAACAGTAGGGCCACCAATTAGACCGCCACCGGCAGCGGACGTACTAACATCCACCGCACTTGCCATTCGAAAGTTAGTAGAAGTGCTCTGTATCCATGTAACGTTGGTCTGCGTAAACGTGTTTGCTGTGGCATGAGTCACACCTACGGCTACTAGATGGTCATCTTGTCCGGAATAACTATTGAAATTGAGATCTGTTGCCTCACCGAATGCCGGACCCAAATAGCCGGAGCCAATCACATACCCCGATGAGGTACTAGGTGGAATGCTAAAGACAAAGAATACTGTCTGCTGACTTATACAGCACCCGCTCGGAGGAACTGTAAAAGCCAACGCCCCCCAGCAACTACTAAAGGTGACGGCTGGCAGGCCGTTCACTTGGTTGGTGTTGAATGTGCAAGTGCCGTGATTCAGGGTGGCATCGTTGGCGTTGCCGCTTCTATCAGCCCAAGCAGTGATGTTAGTACCGTTGCTCGGGGTCCCGCATACGCTGCTGGGATATGTGATGCAATCAGAAGATAACCATAGAGCCATCCCGGCCACTGGGCCTGAAGCGGCAGCGGTAACCGTGCGGTGATTTCCGGTACTGATAACCTGCCCGCCGTTGGCAGCGAGCAGAGGAATAAGAGCGAGGAGCACTAGTAATTTCTTCATTAGTATGTTCCCTGAACAACCCAAGTTGCTTGCTTCGAGGTTCCGTCTGCGACGAAAGTAAATTTGATATAATCTCCATTCGTCAACGCTACATTTCCGCTCTGTGACGCTGTAGCGAATGAACTTGTACAAGTTACTGCGCCCGTCAGAAGTGCCCCAAGCGTGTTCCCTGCCGCGTTCATCGTCGAGGTTCCAGAGTTGTCGGTGAAGCATTGCAGACCAGTGAGTGTAACCGTCGACCCGGTTGTGTTCTTACAGGTCGACTGGAGATAGGTTCCCGCTGTGATTGCGTTCAAGCCGTCACCAAGACCCGGCTGGCAAGACCATTGACGTGTTCCGCCCACTACAGCCGCATCGACATAAGCTGTCGTCGCAACCTTAGTGGAGTTATCCGCCGGAGATTGAGTCGTTGCCGTCGTTCCGTTAGGGATTGCGTTTGTGCCGCTAACAGCAGTCCCGGTTCCAGCGTAATAAGCTATCTGGTTTGCTGTTCCGCTATTGACGGTACCGCTTCCACCTCCGCCTGTGCATCCGATATTCGTCAAGCCACCGTGAGTTCCGTTAAAACAGGCAGGGTTTGGGCTTGCGGAGGTCGCAATACTCGGGATCGTAAACTCGCCGCTAGCATAAGCTCGAAACACATCGGTAGACCCACCATACGGACGAACCATATAGTAGTTGTTGGTAGACGTCGAACTCGTGTAATTGAAGCCGTGACAGAAGGCGTTGTTGTTTCCTGTATCCCGCCCAAGGCAATCCCCGAACCAGTCACCAGATGCTAGGGTAGAATTCCACTCTCGGATTAGCGTTGGTGGTCCGCCTGTTGTTGAATGCGAGTAAATGTCCATGCCAAGGAACCCGCCCGCGTTCGCTTGCCACGCCATGAAATTAAACCAGTTGGAATCGAACCATAATCTCGCAGCCGGAGCGTATACGCTCTGAACATCGGCACCGAGGCCGCTTGCTGAATACGAGAAGGTATCCGCAGGTTGGATCGGTAGCCCTCCCTTAGCAGCGAAAGCTTCGTTAACCGTTTGCGCCCAAATTACATCTGCATGGGGGTCCGGTAGCGATGGGGTGTTATCTGCGACATGCAGTAGAGCCCTAGCCGTGTCCGCGTAATAGTCGATGTACTGACCGTTCGACACCATCGTCGCGTTCTTGCCCATGTACTGGGTCCACATGAAGTAGTTCACTTGACCGGGCTTAACGTCTGCTCCGGTGAGGCCGTACTGGGCAGGAACGATGGTCGTTTCTAACACCTTCATTCCAGCCGTATGAGCCGCAGCCCAGAGTGTCTGCTTGTCGGCCTCTACTTGAGTTGAGCTTCTTCCGCCAAGAAAGTCGTTCTGGCCGGTCTGATCGATCAGGAACATGGGTGACGCGCTGATGCTGGCAACCCAAGTTGCCAGATTTGCTGCGGCAGCCTGAGTGGTTGTTTCAAACCCGTAGATAGTCCCGTGACCGTAAATATAAGATTGCTTTCCAAACTGCCATATACCCCACAACGATGCGTCGTAGGTAGTGCCGGTGCAAGGGGAGCAAGTGTAGGTTAAAGTGGTCGGGGTCGTGAAAGTAATCTGTGTTGACGAAGGGACGGTGGTGACTTGGAAAGATCCATACTGGGCAGCCTGCTGAACTGATCCGATGATACCGGCGGGCCAACTAGCCAAATTGGACATATCGACTGCATCCCCTATGGACAGACTATGTGCAGAACCGTAGGTGACGGTGCAGGTTGAAGTGGAGGTATGAACGCAACTTACGCTGGACGGAACACCAAGCGAACGACTGTTCTGTGCGTTTGCATCGTCGTAAAGCCCAGAGAATGACGTAACCACATAAGCCGTTGTAATCGGGTTGTACTGAACTCCGCTTGATCCTCCTGCGGTGGTAAGATCGATGTCATTTGTGGTTGTGCTGACCGTGACGCTTGCGTCAGATGAATGAATTGTGACTGCTGGTCCGGTCTGGGAATTGATGCTTGTAATGCCGCCTCCGCCTCCTCCACCAAACGGGGCTTCTGCTACTCCGTTTTCTGAGTGAACGAGTTGGTGCGTAACCGCATCGCAGCGGATGTAATCGACCCCAGCAGCCGGAACTCCGGCAGTAGAGGATTCATCACAAGAAAATCCGTGGGCCCCTGAAGGGAGAGCGGCGTCTGCGGCTGGCGATACCGTGCCTGCTGTTAGAGAAGGCGCTGTGACAGCTTCAGAACACGCAACGGTTGTGCCGTTGTCGGTGCAGGCCGAAGCGGCGTGGCTCCCTGCCGTAGACCCAACCATCTGCATCTGACCAGCGGTCCCGACCGTGGGACTACCGCTTCCTCCACTCCCGTACGGCACCCAAGCGGTTCCATTACTCTGGCAAAGATGAGATGTGGACCCGGTGCCTGCTGCGCAATCCAAGGCGTCAACGGCGTTATCGACGGCGATAATTGCGTACGGCCATGAGGTAGCGGGAGGAAGTTCCTGAATCCATCTTGACTGCAATCCCTTGCCCCAGAAGTTCGCGTTCGGATCAATCGAAAGCCCCTCGGTCGCGCTATATAAGAGCGGGACATTGACCGGAATGAAGCCGGGAGATGAAACAGGAGATCCTGTGTAATAGAGGAACAACCTCACGCCATTAACGGTGGTATCGCTTGCTCCCCTGAAGTCGCCTGACATGGCAATCGATGTGAGAACCTGTGTTGTATCGACGTTGGCTCCTGTCAGACTGACCAGTTGGCCGGTGGCCGGTACGGATTCAAACTCTTCTGAGGAGATGGGGAATAAACTTCCGCCCGTTGCTCCGGTGGCCGTTGCCGTTGCGCTGAAAGCCGCGACGTTATAGGTAGACGCGCTTAAACAGCCATCAGCTACGGGCAAGATACCGTGATTGGCACCAACCGCAGCAGCATAAACCGCCGTGATTCTACCGGGAGAGGCTGCTAGATCGGGATACTGGGCTTCGAGCGCCCCCGTAAAGGTCCATGTCGCGGTACCGCTAGAGCCGAAGGAGCAATACGACCCAGATGCCATATCCGCAGAAGTCAAGTCACCCGTCACGGTGACAGCGGGAGCATCAGTCTTCGAGAATCCTGTCGGGGTAAGAATGACGTACTGACCGGAAATAGGGGGCTGGATGAACTGTCCTATCCCGCTGGTAACATCTACGTCGGCAGTTTCAATTCCTCCGCTGGGGTTTCGGAACCGAACGGTGGGGCTGTCCTGAAAATCAAGTAAAACCTGACTGGTGTTGTCAATCTCGTCCGTCTGTAAGTTCACACTTGGGTTGGCCGAGATGACCCCAGCAACGCAATTCGTGGTCGTGCCGTCACACTGCGCGGCTCCCTTGGACGAATTGGTCGCATTGGGAACAGTCGCTGATTCGATTCCCCCACTGGGGTTCGTGAACTTAACCGTAGCCGTATCTTTGAAGTTGAGGATGGTTTGTAGAGCGTTATCGACATCGTTGGTTTGAATCTCTGCGCCGGTAGTGTTAGAAAACGTACAAGTGTTTCCTGTGCAACTTACATTTGCCCCAGTGAAAGTAAACGGACCGGAAACAGAGTTTATGCTGGAAACGATAGCTCCTCCGGCTCCGGCCAGAGAGCATATGTTAATAGTCGTAAAGTTCCCTGATCCCGGGTATTGGACACGCTCGTTTACGCAGTATCCCAAGGGCATGTAATACGAGAAGTTACCGCTGGAGTCAGCCGTCACCATTCCCGTGGGGATCGGAATAGTCAGAAGAGGGTCCCGGTAGATGGTAGCCAACGCACCGGTAGCCGTCGACGTAACATAGATGTTCGCGTTGGGGACAACTACAGCCTCTGTCCCGGACGAACCACGGGCCACGACTTGGTTTACCCGGTGAAACCCGATGGTCACTTGTCCGAATAATGGACCAGCTATAAGAAGAAGTGCGGATAGAAGAAATTTCTTCACGTTAACCTCTGCCTCCCTGAATGGCGGCTAGTTGTCGGAGAGAATTCAGTTTGTCGGCGAGCCAAACATTCTTTTGGGACTGGCTCAAGCCCTGAGATTCCGTTGCCAAATCAGTCATGAATATCTGCATTGATGTCGTAAACCGGGGGTCGTTGCTGTACTCGAACGCTTTCGCTTGGAACCCCTCGTTATACAGGTAGCTTAGATAATCCGGAATCGGGTTCCATGTCTGGTTAAGAGCAGTGAACAACGGAGCCGACTTCTGATAATCAACCACAACGTTGTAAATTTTGTCCGGAGCGGGAAAAACCCGGAAGGTTATGTTCCCCGAGTCGTCATCGTATTGGGCTGAAATTCTGGCTGGTTGATTGGGTAGGGGTTCTTCGCCTTTGATTAACTCGACCTGTAACTCAAACGCAGCAAACCCGTCCCCGGGGAGGTAGGCCACAGCCTTCTCAATCCAACCAAACGTAGGCAGGTTGACGATGTAATCCGAAACCCCGATGTCGGTCGTAAACGTAGGAGTAGACGGTGTGGCCCCCACGCGGTTCCATCTCCACCCGCCTAAAGCAGGAGACAAGATCGTCTGCATCACCCAGTCGGCGTTGGAAAACGCCGGGTCGTTCGCAGTATTAGCCGTGAACGTCAAGGGGGCGAGACGCTGGTATTGCTGGGCCAAGTTAATGGTCCGCTGTAACTGGATTGTGCTTGCCATACTACCTTGGTGGGATTAGATTTTTGGGGAGGGTTTTTAAGATAACCATCGTCAGCTTTTGGGTCTGCTGTTCCAAGATGTTCATAAAGAAGGGAGAGGTAATTTCTGAGAGATACGGATTCGAAAACTCATGGAACGGATCAAAGAAGACATGGACTAACTCGTGAACCAAAGCCATAACTAACGTCTTCATTTGTCCAGAATCAAAATCTCGTTTAGCTGGCGGATAGACGTGGACCAGTACGTGCTGGTAGTTAGAGTTTATCGTAGCCTCGGCGTAAGAATTTCCTTTCCCTTCTTCGGGAAACTCTACGCCGATGGCCCATCCGTTCAGATTTAAATGAGACCCGACTCGGGAAAGAAACTCGGATACCCACTGTTCGTAGGGAAGCGGTATCTTCATACGCCCTCGTCGGTTTAGTTATCGTGTAGGTAGGACTCTTCTCTTGCACGAACCGGGTCCAGAACGGACCGGTAACCAGAAGCGGACAGCTTGTTAAAGCTAGGCTTCTTGCGCCATGAGGCGTAGTCAGACTGCCCGGGACGGAAGATTCTCTGACACACGGTGCAGATGCCCACATCCACGTTGACGTCGTTGCGGTGCCAGATGATACTGGTGCGCCCGGCGATGTCGCGCTGCTCGGAGAGCGGGGAGCCGCCTGCGATGTGGTCGCAACTGTCCTGCTCGGCCTTCTGCGTTTCCTTCTGGCGTTTTGCCAGTTCCTTGGCGCGTTCGTCGAACAGTTTGTTGTTGGCGTCTTCCGCGATTTCCTTCTGGGACTTGACGTATTCGCGGGGCTCGGTGGTCTTGATGATGGCGGCAGCAAGCGCTTGGTTCGCGGCTGAGGCTTCCTTCTGTGCCTGCGCGGTCTGCTGTTGCAGAGTTACGATAAGGGCCAGAAGTTGGTCTGTACTCAAAGGTACAGGAGCTTGAGTTTCAGTAGAAACGGGGTTTTCAGCATCTGCTGAAAGTGGCTTAATGGGTTTAATCGACATGCTCTCTCCTCGGGAAATCACTCCCAGACGGGTTTGTTGTTCAAGTTTTTGGAATTGCGATACTGGTGAAGTTTCTTGTACCAGTATGTTGAATCTGCGATGCCGGACGGGCGTCCAAACTCTTGGTATACCTGTTCTTCGGTCAGGATTCTGTTCTTGATGAACCGAAGTAAGACGTCTCTCCAACCGATTCGAGTAGCTCTCTGCATCACGTCGCGAGAATCAAACTCGTATTCGTTGTACTCAGGCATGGGCCCGATGGTGACGTAACCCATGTACTTCGCGGTATTCCCGTGCCAATCAGGATTGGAAGTTCCGGAAGTAGCGAATAAGGAGATGTCTACAGGAACTCCCCCGACGGTTACAGCCCCGGGGGTGATGTAGAGGCGAGGATAAACGTTGTGAAGCTTTTGGAGGAACAGGGAGTAGTCCATCATTTCCCCGCGCCGTTCTTTGTGGAAGTCGTCCTGATCGGGGTGCCGCATCCGCTTGGTGCCTTCGGAGTTGTAGTTCCGTTCCCGGAGACGAGCGGTGTGTTCCGCGATACTTAATTTGGGTTGCTTCTTGCACCACGAGCACTGGGGGTCGTACCCTGATTTGTAAGCTTCGTTCCGGTCGAAGAACCCGCCAGCGAAGGTCAGCAAACGAAAACAGCTTTGACATTCCTGCCCGCGAATCTCGTTGTCGACTCCGGCTGCCCAGTTGACTACGTCGAAATCGGACTCGATTAAACTCATGCAGGCACCCATAGCTTACTGGGTTCCGGCTGATTCGGATCGGGGAAAGCTTCATTGAGCTTACGCTCGATAGTCTTTACTACGGATTCGGCGAGGCCGTTGTCTTCCGCGTTGTCGGCATGAACGGCGACTTCTCGTTCGAGGGTGATGCCGCCGTCGGCTTGTTTTACGACAGCGGCGATTACGTACCCTATCACGTTGTCCAGATCAACCAATTCGGTATTCGGATATTCCGTTGGAGAAATATACGACAGGTCGTTTAGTTTCCAAACACCAATAGCTACTGACATCTTCACATCCTTAGTCCATTATTCGGACAAGTTGTAGGTTAGACCTTTTCGAGCACGAACTCCCGAACCGTGATCGAGTTGGCCGGGGAGGCAAACCCGAACGTTACGGAAGCGAGGAAGGACAGATCAGCCAGAGCCAGAGCCGTTACTACGTTCGTTACCACGGTTGTGGTTGTGAAGTAGGAAGAGGAACCGGCTGCCAGATTCGAGCTATACCATCCCGACAGAATTCCCGATGCCGAGTCCCACTGTAGAACAGCAGTGATCTCGAAATCGAACGTTCCGCCTGCGGTTGCAATCGACTGTGCGGCAATGGCCCCAATCGCGTGATCGTTGGCCAGAGTAGAGGACGTTCCCTGATAGAGCTTGAACCCTACCTGAGAGGTCCCTGCGGCTGGAAGAGCGCCTGCTGGGGTAATTGACCCATCATCTACGAACTGTAGAGTCGGGGCCGCAACGGTTGCCATGAACAGTTCGCCACCGGTTGTGCGCCCGTACACCTTGTACGAGGTAGCTCCGGTGACAGCGTGCCACTTGACCGTGACGGTGTTGATGTTGGTCCCCGGGGGGCCCGTGGTGATGCTGGTCTCGGTTGAGGCCAGAGAGGTTCCTCCCGAAGCGTTGACTGCCGCCACCCTGTAATAATAGGCAGTGGAGTCTAGGAGGGTTCCGCCGGTTGCCGCCGTCGTGAAGGTGTCGTTAACCGGAGCAGCTAACTGCGCTGCCGAGCTTCCGACGCCTGTGATACGAACTTTAAACGGGCGGCCATCCCATGTATCTGAGGTGAATTGGTCGTTTGATTCGCCGAACGGAAGGCCGTATTCACGTTGTGATCTTCCGGTAACGGCTTGGTTAGCGTTGATGTTCAGCTTCGAGGACGCGCCACGAATAGACCCGACCCGGGGAGCTACGACAAAAGCTGTCGCAGTCCCCGTATCGGTATTGACTACCAGAGCGGTCTCCGTAGCGGTCGCAACTGCCTGAGCAGAGAACTGATTGCGAGCCGAACTGTTTCCGGAGAAACCAGCTACACTGTTGGAGTTGCTCATTGCTTAGACCTTTTCTACGACGAATTCCCGGACCGTAACCGTGCTTGCTGTGGTGTTGGCCAGCTTGATGCCCGCGCAGAAGGTAAGACCGGCTGCCGCCACGCTTGTTTGCACGTTGGTGATGACCGTCGTGGTCGTGAACTGCGAGGTGGTTCCGTTCGCGATGTTCGCGGTGTAGTAGCCGGACAGAATCTGCGACGTTGGGTCCCAGAGGCCGGTGAACTCGATCAGGAAGTTGCTGGGTGTGGTCGAGGTTCCTGCACCCGGATACGCCGCGCCCGTGAGAGCGATGCGGTTTCCGGCAGTGCCGACAACCGTGGCCGCGCCGTTGTACAGGTAGAAGATTGCCGTCTGGGTTGCGCCCAAGCTGGCAATACCTGACAAGCGGATCTTGAAGGCTCTGCCGTTCCAAGAATCGGACGAGAACTGGTCGTTCGACTCGCCGGACGGAACCCCATACTCGCGTCCACCACGGGTGGTGATGGCTGCGTTCGAGTTCACGTCAAACTTGGGGCTGGCTCCAAGAACAACTCCACCGACGGGAACGGTGACCAAGGCGGTCGCGGTACCTGTGTCGGTGTTTACAACGAGTGCGGCTTCCGTTGCCGAGGCAACAGCTTGTGTGGGAAATTTGTCTCTGAGGGTTCCGCTTCCGGCGTAACCGCCAAGTACTGTATTGGTGTTCGACATTGATTTTTGTCCTTAATTGATTTTGGTTACGCCCGCATCGCGGGGTGTGTTACATTCTGGTCCTCGTTGAAGGCAGGACTAAATTACGAGATTGTGCTGGACCGGCTTCCGGTTTCCTTCACCGGCTTAAACACGGGACAGGCGCAGAGCTTGCCGCGCTCTACGTGGGCCGCTGCGACCCCTCCCGGGTGAACTAATACTCCGTGGTGGTCGCCCATTGTGATCGACCCGAGTTCATGGACAATACTGCTGTGTCCAACGAGTAGGGGAGGGATTCCGCAGTCCATAAATATGTGGAGAGCTTCTTGGAAGCAGGGAGCTATCCGGCTTTTGAAATCGTTCAGGGATTCGCCGCCGGGGATCACAGAGTCCGGGTTGTCCAGATAAACTTGCAGCCGGGCTTCAGATTCCTTGTTTCTCGGAGTGCCGGAGAATGAGCCAACGTTGAGGGCCCGGAGTTGTTCAGAAGAGTGGACAGGGAGTCCTTTAGCTGCGGCTATGATCTCGGCTGTTTTAGTCGCTCGTTGTTTGTCGGAGCATAGGATGCAGGAGATATCGATGTCGGAGAACAGGTCCGCGAGCTTGTGCGCCTGCTTCAGGCCGGTTGCATCGAGAGGGGGATTGGCGTTCCCTCGAAACATTCCAGAAGCGTTGAGGACCGTCTGTCCGTGCCGAACGACATAGAAGGCGGTTTGCTTATTCTGCTGGAGAGGCATCAACGGGTTCCTTTGGCTTGCGCGTTCTCTGGGGCTGGGGCGGTACGGGATCGGCGGGGGCGGGCGGAACATCAGGCTCCGTTTCGGGTACATGGCCGTCAGAAAACATCGTAGCGGTGGTTACGCTCGCGACCAGAGGACCCGAGTTCTTCGCAGGGGCTTCCTCGGGGGCCGGGTACTCAAACTGGAGGCCGTCAAGTTCTACGTCTAACTCAGCTTTGAGGTCGGCCAACTCTGGATGGTTAGCCAGAGAGGATTTGCGGACAACCAAGACCTCCACAGCTTGCCGACGGTAGTCGCGCTCGGCGCAATCGTTTCGGGCTATGTCTCGCAGGACGTAATCAGGAAGGAGTTTCAGGTGAGCGTGGTAGTCAAAGAATGGGTCTTTAAGGCGGTCGGTCATGAAACCTCGTGGTCCATTATTCGGACGGGGTTAAGTCAAATTCTCGGCAGTCGGATAAGAGATGGGGACATTCAATGCGACACCGGGGAGTAGAAGAATGAGCCACCCATTCCGGGTCTCGAAAACTCATCAAGACCGTTTCGTGGTTCAGGTACGCTGGCTCTACCTGACAATCGAAATAATGTCCTCTTTTATATGACATCATAGATTTGAAAAGTGCAGGTCGTAAGTTGTAACAGGTTAAGAGCGAGCTTGCCCGGCGGTAGGACCAGATTGACTACTTTTGCGGTGAGATCGTCACTGCTTTCGCCGAATCTGTTCTTTCCACCAGCCCGAACCACGTTCCCGACAACTCGGGGCTAACGAGAAGCCGGTTCAGTTCTGCGTAACAAACGACCTGCGGGGTATGTCCTTATCGGACAAACGGCTGGGGACGACCTTGGTGATCGTCCCTGTATCTCCTTCCGCGCTTGGCGGATGAGAGGGAGGCCGGGACCAAAGATGAAAGGAGGGAACATTCCTTGGTCCCGGAAACGGGCCTGAAAGTATGTATAAGGAGGCGACCCGTTTAACTAGCGAACTCTTGTAATCTCGTGCTTGCCTTGGATGTTCTTGAAGAAGAAGTTTCCGTGGCTGTCGGCCTGCTGGTATGCCTGAGCTTTCTCAGGTGGAACGTCGTGGACAGCAAATGTCCCGTTGTTGAGGTCCAGAGTCAGGCGCTGCGCCTGTGGATCGTACCGGGCCCCTTGTACATGCGAACTGGGCTTCAGCTTGAGCGGTTGATCCACTACTTGACCCTCTTGAGCTTGGGGTTCTTAGCCTTTGCCGCCGGGCTTGCTTTCCGGGTCGCAGACGCTAAAATGGCTCCAGCCGATTTCTTGCTGTAGCCTTCTCCTTGAATCTTGTTTTGAACTGCTTTGAAGCCGGGGTGTTTTGCCATGTAGCTCCTTATGAAATTCCCAGAGAGAACAGACGCTAACGGAGACGCCCTTTCGGGCATTCTTAGCTCCCGGGTTAGGGGAGTTTTAGGCAAGAAGTAACCGTCAACTACACTACTCTGAGTAAAACTACTGGAAGGAACAGACGAACTCGGAGATTTTAGCGTTTTACCTTTAAACTACCGGCCCCCGAAGGGACCGACCGGGACTCGAACCCAGAACTCTTTCATTAGCATTGAAGTAACCGAACTCTACACCATTCCAGTAAAAGATGTGGGGGCGAACCCCCACGGTTAGGATTGTCTTTCAAGTTCCTGAATGTAGTCTACGACAGCTTCGGACCATCCATCAATCCGGACCCAGTCTCTTCCGCCGATTCCGTTCTGGTAAGAAGCAACGTTCAGCATGTATCCCTTGGTCCCGACTAGCGGGTTTCCGATGTTGGTTGCGGATTGCTCGTCGGTTAAGACGATAACCCGGTCGTAGCCCTTCGAAGCAGCCAGCATAACCGCCGCCTGTGTGTCAGTTCCGTGTCCGAACAACCCGCTGCCGATTGCGTCGTTTAACGCGAACCCGCGACGGGGAGGAACGAACCCGGCAGTCGATCCGAAGGCTATGATCTGGCAGTCGTCGCAGACTTCACGAAGCAACATGGCCAGAGCAGCCGCCGCGTCCCGACGGGAGATTTCCGACTTTCCGGATACAGTCGACGACATAGAACCAGAGGTATCTACGCAGAGGACCGTCTTTCCAGACAACTTAGGTGCGTCGGCCAAGCACTTGAACATAGCCGCTTCCAACTGCGGTTCGAGCGACGGAGCGTACTTTGCAGCCGAGATGAACCGGAAAGGAAGGACACGTTCGACCTTCATCTTCGCCAGACCCTCGCGGATCAGGCTATCCGATACTCCGGACCCCTGCATGTTACGCAGGTTGCGAAGCAAAGCCATTGCCCCGAGCTTGTTCTCGGACAGCAGGCGCTCAAATGTTCCCTTCTTGTCAGAGCCAGCGCTCAAGGAAACTTCCCATGTGTCCGGGGTTTCCAGAGTCTGGTCGACGATCTTCTTGAACAGCACAGTCTCGTCGTTGGACGAAGGCTTTGCGTGTGTCAAGAACAGAACGTCCCGCAGCTTGATGGCCGCGTCTGACTTCTGCCACTTGGCGAATGAGTACTCGTTGAACTTGTTGAAGGCCGCAGCCAGACCCTTCTTGACCTGAGCCGAGAGGGGCTGCTTGCCATCCTTCCAGTAAATCGCGAGAAATTCCGCGATCTCGTCCGGACGCTGGATGACACGGGTGAGGGTTTCCCCTACCAGCTTGCGGGCTTCCTTGTTCGGGTGCCGGGCAAGTTCCCGTACCAAGAACAGCGGGATGTGCCGCAGCTTCATCTTTTCGCGGGCTTCGACAGCGATCTGAGACACTTCAAACGGATCGGCTTCGAGCAACGCTTCGCGGACGTACTGGGCGTGAGAAACTCCGTCCACGTAGAAGCTGTCTTCCCACAACAGCGAGGCCATCACCAACCGGCGAAGCTTCTGGCTCTTGTTCAGACGGGCAGCCTGTGCTCCCTCGTGGGTGCGCTCCAGTACCGCCGATGCTGCATTCGTGTTCGTTCTCATGACTTCCTCCAGCCGAAGCTCGGATGATTAAGACCGGGAATAAGCGGAAAGGGTAGTTTTTCATGCAAGAGAAGTAACCCTAGCCTTCACCACGGTCTGACTTGACTAAAAACATTGTACCACAACGAAACTCGATTGTATACCCTAATCTAAAAATAATTTATATCGACCGTTCTTCTTTGTCCCAAGTCTGCGGCATGTGGGTAGATACTTCGGCCCGGAGTATCGGAAGCTTTTTCTCATCTCTTGCGACTTGAAATGCCTTAGTGAAAAGTTCCGTGTCAGACTTACTATCCACTTCTTCTTGGCTGACTAACCCTAACCCGAGGGCGATCCTCAGTTGCAAGTAATGCGGCAAGTTCATGAAATCGTAGGCCAAACGCCTCTCTTCCGTCATGCTGCTACCAACTCTTTCTCAATTTGAGAAACTTGGTCCATCCAGTCGGCTATACGGCGGTGTTCTTCCGAGGTTCCGTTGTTCTTGATTCTGTTCGCACGATAAGATATGACGGCTATATTGCCGGGGACGTACCCAAGTTCGGGATTGACGCGATCAAGGCTTGGACAAGCGTCTCTGTTGTCGTCTGCGGAACCGCGAACCAATTTGATTCCGAGTATGGGACAGAATTCGGGAATTACGATATCGGTGTCGGCGATTGTGATTGGTAACCCAAACTTCTTTGCCCTTTTACGGGCTTCATAAAGCAGGGCCTTTTCTGGTTTCTCGTTGGCATACCGGCGGTTGTACTCCAGAAAGTAGTCTCTGTTTTCCGCTTTGTAGACTTTATTTCTCTCCGATATTTTCTCGGCATTATTCCGGTTGTACGCCTTACGGGTTGCTTTTACCCGGTCCTCATTACCGGATGTCCACTCTTTCGTATAAGCTCTGTGGCATTCTTTGCAGTAACTTCCACGACCATCTGGGGATTTAGAACACTTGGTCATTTCATCGAGAGGTTTTGCCTGCTCACATTTCGTACAAATTTTAGTTTCCATGTTTCCTCATCTGACCATGAGTGAGTTGAGGCGGCGGGTCAGCACCGCCTCTTCCCGTTCATTTCGATTTATTACTGAACCCATTATATCACAGTTTCGTGATTGCGGGAAATAAAAATCGAAATTATTTTGTTCTGCGTAAAGTATTGATTACGAAGAACTTGTTTCGCTCTGGAGCCGACGGAGCGTCATTGTCGAGCCCGGACGAAGTGTATTTGTGTAGCGCACGTTGTAACTGACCCAGCCGCCGATTTGACGGGCGGGATCACTTACGCTGCCTTGCTCGGGTGCGCTCTGGATGAACAGCTTGTAGTTCTTACTGCCGTCCTCCGGGTTCTTTCCGAGAAAAACTGAAAATATGGCGTCGTCGCCGAAGATGTACGTATTGTAATACGTATTTCCGGAGATGGTCACCGTCGGTGCCGTGCTGGTCTGCTTGAACGTAACACCGGCGAACGAAATGACGTCATCGTTCTTGGGCAGTTCGAACAGCATGTTCCGCATCGAGTCCGAACGCTTCACAATGTCAGTCAGACCATTGAAAGACGTGTCGTTCAGGATGTCGCGGACCACGTTCGGGTGGATCACGCCACCAAACTTGTTGTCCACGAGCGGGCGAGCATTGACGCTAACCAAGGACTGGACCGCAGAGCGAAGGTTGTTCGCGGTGAGGTACGATCCGTTGGCCAACTGAATGTTCACCAAGCTGTCGACCGCAACAGCCGAGTCAGCGGTAAGCTGGACAAGGGTGTTCAGGGTCAAAGCGAGGCGGTAGTTCAGTTCGTTCGCGAGGTTCTGGAGCAGACCCGGGTCATCGATTGCCACGTCCAGAGCGAGGTCGGAGCTATTGATGAAGTCAGCGTACTGACCAATCGTAGCCACGATCTTGTTGCTGGACTCGGAGATCGGCGAGCCTACCGTGCCTTCAGCAGCCTGATTAAGGTTTGCTGCAAGCAGGGCGTAGGTGTAGAACTGGATCTGGTTGCCTTGGCGCAACGGCAGCGGACGCTGCTTGGTCATGCTAAGGAAGGGGGTCTGGGCCTTGAGGTTAGGAATTGCTTCCCGCTCATAGTGGATTGCGACTAGGTTCGGGAGCGCCCCAGACGTGACGATTGATGCTGGTGAATAACTCATGGTTATTCCTTTGTTTGTTTAGTTACGAGCGCCGGACTTGGGCTACACGGGAGCGCCGATACGCAGCTAATGTGGCTGCGATCTCTTTGTCTGACATGTTCTCAAAATCCTCGGCTGAGGGCGCAGTCGGAGCTTCCGGGGCCGCGACGGATGTAAGGTCGCTTGGCCGGATTCCTAATGCCGCTCTCGGGCGCGTTTCCGTGCGAACAATCCGTTCGTCGGGACGCTGCACAGGGGCCGGTGCTGAAACCGGTACCTGCTGGGTTGTTTCCGCTGAAGGCGGAGCTTGTTGAGGTTTGGGTGCTCTTACGAGATCCCCGTCGCCGCTTAGATCGGCAAACGCCTCTTCTAACGTTTCGACTGTCCAGTTGCCTGTGGCATCAAGCTCAAACATACCGGGCGTAACATCGGCCCCATCGGGTATGATCTTTGAAAGCTTGTATTTGGATAGCCATTGAACTAGTGATATAAAATTCTGACTCTCCGGATCGTTATACCAATCCGGGTTGCGATTCAAGAAGTTCCGGCAAACCGATTCGGTCCGAAGGTTTGCGTCAGCGTTCGCGCCTTTTTGCGCGAGTGCGACAAGCTCGTCGACGGATTTTCCGGTTCTTTTCTGGAACCACGTTTCGAGAGCCAAGTCTGGGTTTGAACCAAGCTGGGTCTGAATCTCGAAAATCTCATCGCCGGTTAAGACCCTGCCCAGCGTCGGGACGGCTACAGGCTGAACAGTGCGGGCGGGCGCGTTGCCCAGCTTCACTTGCTTGTTCAGTTCCCTGATCTTCTTCGTCGCGTTGAGTTTGGCTTTCAGGACGTTGACTACGAGGCCGTCTTTATTCTTGCCCCAGAACACTTCTGGGTTGGCACCATTGCCCGGATCGAGGGTGGCTTTCCACTGCCCCTTTTCTTTATCCAGAATGATGGAGCCGCCGTCTTCAAGATCGATGACTTCCGGGCCCTGCGGTTCCTGCGAAACAACGACGGGGTCGGCAGGGGCCTCTGGCTGGCGAATAACTCCGCCTTCGGAGATAACCACATCCGGCGTCAAGCCGGGTTGAATGTCTACATGGATGTCGGGGTCGTCGATCTCATCGTGCGAGGTCATTCCGAAATCTACGGTGGAAGCAAAAGGGTCTACAGTTCCGTCGGCATTTACAAGCCACGGATCGATTACAGGCTTTGTCATATCATTGTCCTTTGTGATAATCCATCACTGCGGAGGATTGGTTTGTCCATTATCTGGACTGGTTAGTAGATTTTGTTTTCGTTTCCTTCGATAAGTTGAAGGGGAGGGGGATAGAAAGGAACGTATCCGTATTCTCCGGGAATTTCCTTATCATAGAGTTCCAAGATTTCTCTGGCCCACCTAACAAGGTCTTCCGGTCTTTGGCCGTATGGTTGTTTACTTACCCATAGCTCCAAGTTTTCTGGAGAGTTGTCCTGCTTTCGGCCATTTTTGTGGTGAACGTTTTCGGAGGGAAGCAGGGGTCTCCCAAGAAGCTCGCTCATGATAAATCTATGTTCAGGGACCCTCCCCGAAGAGTCTGAATTAGGATGATCTGGTTTAAATAAGAGGAGATAACCTTTGCTTAAACTGCCGCTCCCCTTGGGGCGAACTATCTTTATTTCTCGGCCTGTTCGCTTCTGTTCGTAGTGGGTCTTGCACATCCCTCCGCATCTCGCTTTTTTATAACAGGGTTCGAAGGAACATTTCATTTCGTTCTGGTTCATAATCTCATACTCTTTGACACATCCGAAGCGTCTCTGACTTCCACCAACGCTCGCATGAAATCTTCTGGCGGGTTAGCCGCAAAGTCCACGGCGTTCTCCAAGTCAATCTTGAACTTGGCTGCAAATTGATGTAGGGCGTAAAGCGCGGCTTGCGAAGCCACGACCGACGGGTCCCCGGGGATCAAATTCCTGACTTGATCGTCCATGTCTTGGACATAAGAGTCGATCACTTCGAGAAGATAAGGCCACGTGGGGGAGACTACAATCGACCGAGCCTTGCTGCCGAACTCGTATGTTGCGATGTCTTGATCTAGATTCGGGTAGTAGGATTCTGTCATTTCTGGCTGTCCAGAATCTTGTCAAGGTCGACGACCCGAACGGCTTTGGGCGCTGGGGCCGGGGCTACCCGGCCATCCCGGCCTGTCTTGGCTTTGTGGGCGGCATTGATGAGCTTGGTAAGTTCTTCCTCGGACATGTTGTCGTAATCTGTCCCGGCTGCCGCTCCGTTGATGTTTTGAAACTGCGGTTGAAAAGGATTGTTCATTTTGTCTCCTCCGCGTCTTTGGCTTTCCGGCGGGATTCTCGAACGTACTCCATAACTTTCCGTATCTCGAAGGTGGATCGGTTGTTTAGGTCTTCGAAACTAAGATCGAGAAAATCGGCTTCGATTAGGGGCTCGTTACGTGCGTAAAAAGTACGGGAGGTAGGTATGAATTGGATCTCTGGTACTTCTTCCCCCTCGTTCATGGGTGCTTCTATCCCGGCAATCGACAACCGACTGAATGATGGTTGCCGTCTCCAGAAGGCGTAGTCCCCGTCTTCCGGAAAAAACTTCCTCAAACAACCAGTACATACCCCAACGTCCCGGATAGGGTCAGTAGGAGATATTCGGTGCCACACGATACTTGTTCGTCCGGCTATGTCTGGTACTGATCCCCCAGAGCTTGTACCGGCAATATGCGAGCAGTCTCTCTGGATCTTGTCGGTTATTCCTTGCTGTTTCTCTCGAAGAAGTCGACCCTGTTTCCGGGACTGCAATTCTCTTTCGAATTGCATAATCTCTTCAAAAACGACTTTCTTTCCTTCGTCTTTGAGTTGAGCTAAAATCTCCGGTCGGGTGACAAATTCTTTGAGTATCGGAATTGCTTTGAAAATTGTTTCTTCTTGTTCCGGTGTCATTCTTATCTCCTAGTGAAAATCCTTCACCACGGATGATTGTTGTCCATTCTGGACGTTTAGACTGCGCTCCCAAACCCGGTAGTAGCGGTCGGAAGTCCCGAGAGTTCGGCAGGCTCTACGGCCTTTTTGAACCCTTCGCGGAGTACGTCTCGTGCCGCTCTCGCGATGTTTTCCTGATCTGCCAATTGCTGTTGCTGGACGAACTTCTGTTGCTCGATCTGCGACTGTGCCTGAGTCTTCTGTTGGATAACGCCGCCCTGACTCTGGGCCTGCGCTCTTTGTTGGTCTTCTTTTGTCATGGGGATAATAACGTCGTTCAGGTTACGCCAGTCGCTGGCCTCGAACCACATCCGGATAACTTCGTTGACGTCGACTTTTTTGGCTTCGACGGACAACTGGGACATCAGGGCGGGGTTGGCTAGGAACTGGGTTATCATCGGGAGGGCCTGAGCCATATTCCGGCGGGTCTGCATCTTGGAACCCGCGAGTATGTTGAACTTTACCCGAGCATTGAGGAGATCAACTAAGTCGCCCGGTTTCCCGTCTTCGCCCAAGTACACGTGTTTGAGTTCATCGGACAGGATGAAGTCGAGTTGCGACTCGGGGAGCATAGCCCTGTTCATTTCCTGTACTTCGTACAAGAAGGGAACGATGACCTGATCCGCGAGTTTGTCCACGAAGTCAGCGATTGGGTTGTTCGCGCCCTGCGTGAGAGCCGAAGCTCCAGCAGACGAACGAGCCATATTCGAGTGACCGGCAGAACCGGCTTGACCCAACGAAGTGATCGGGTTTCCGCCGACAGTGTCTGCTCTGCCCTGCGACATGGCCAGCAGTTCGCCAGCTTCCGGGACCGGGGCCGACCGCATCAGCGGTTGCAAATCTCCTTGGGCATCCACTTCAATGATCTTGCCGGGCCCGATACGAATAGACTGTGTCGGGATGTTCTTGCCGCGTACGCGCACGAGAGGAGCGTTGAGGGCCAAGCTCGCGTTGTCTATAACAAGATGTGTTATACCGGTCTGGAGTCTCTGCTCCGATCCGATTGTACGACCTAACCCAAGGCTCCAGAAGGAACCCGGGATTCTCCACCATCCGATAGAGAAAAACGGAATCTTTCCGTACTCGTTCTTGTCGTTGAAGATAACTACTTTCTTTTGGAGAACAACGATGTAGTTGTTGTTGTCCCACCTCTCCAGAACCTCAAGTGGTTTCTGGAATGGATCGGCAGTAGTCTCTTCCCATTTCGGGTCTCCCCGAGCTTCCCACATGGGGTTGCGGCTTCCGTCTTCGGAAACGTTAGCTTCGACCGGCTCCTGCGGGGGCAGGAACAGTTCGAGCAGTTTCTCTTGTGATGGAATGTTGTAACCGGGACGGTCGCGCAGCTTGTCTAAGTCTTCCCACGTCATGTAACGACGGCGGATGACATATTTGGCTTTGCGGATGTCCGGGACTTGCAGCCCCGGGTCCACCAAGACTTCACGCAGGTTTTCGATGTGCTCGAAGGTGGGCCGGTCTACGACCTCTTCTATGATTTGTTCTTCGAGTTGACCATCAGAAATTCGTGAATCAGGAGCCCCGGGTACAGTGCTTTGGATAACGGCGACTGGATTCGTTCTCTTTACAATCTTACGTTCGCGGGTAAACTTCTCCCAACCCCACTGGAACATCGAGGTTCCGAAGATCAGGCAGTTGTGTACACCGAGTTGCAACTCCTCCCGGAAGTTGATGTCATCCAGTTGGTAGGCTTGCAACGCGGCCACGGCCCGAGCGGCCTGCGAGGTTGTACCGGGGCGCTCCTGTACCATGAACGGGGGCGTTTCGTAAAACAACCCCGCCATGACTTGGGGAACGATTCCGTTTACAGCGGTCGCGAGAGTAAAGAACGGAACGGACGCGGCTTCGATTTGCGTGCCGGGCCAGTACCGAGGGGAATAAGGAGACTCGTACAGGTATCTTGATTGAGTCCACGCCATGATCCAATTCTTGGCGTTTTCACTTCTTTCGGCCCGTTCGGTGTCTTGAACGACCAAGGCCAAAGAGGCCGGGTCCCCCCAAACTCCGCTAGACAGGAAGGCTTTGGCTTCTTCTGGTGTTATTTCTTTGTGCGGATTACGATCTGGTTCCGGGAGAATAGCCATTATGCCTTCTTATTCAAGATTCGTGAGTTGAATGGTCCGGATAATGGACTAGTACTTCGAGGTCGCAACGTTGGGAGAGACCTGCCCGGTCTTCAAATCAACCGCGCAATCCCACTTCACCGACGTGCTTTGGCTCTCGCCTTTGCTGACTTTGAAATCAGAAGAGGAAGCAGGGTCGGCGGACTTCTTCACAAGCTGACCGGCTCCAGACGATTCTCCGGCGGAGCCTGAACCTACGGATGGGTAATCAGACGGCTTAGAGTCTCTGGGTGATTCCAAGTTGCCGCCAAGTTTAATGAGTTCCATGTTAATAACCTCTTGTAGGCACTAAGCCTATTGATTGAGTTGGTGCTGCTGGTTTTGTCGGGGTACCCATGCCCCACGGAGTTGGTTTCTGATCGTACAGCGGTTTGCCTTGACCCGGAGCTATTCCGGTTAATGGGCTGGGGACCGGTTCCTTCCATCCATTAGGGCGACTCACTCGTACCACCGGTTGAACCGTCAGACGGAACAACTCGAAAGTTCCCGAGTTTTCGTTGTCAGAATTCTGTGGCATTTTGCTTAACAGCGGTTTGCCGCTTGGGGCGTTCCACGCGCTAGGGGTCGAGGCATCGGCAAAATGTTCGCCGACGATATCGTTGTTCTCATCCAGAATTTCTATGTGGATTCTTAACCCCATATCCCTGCTCCCAAAATATTTGGCATTCCGTTGGGTGACGTTTGTGGTGCTTCTTCTACCGGGACAAAATCATCGAATGAATTTACCGGCATAGGAGGGTCGACAGGAACCAACATACCGTTGTCATCCAAGTAGTAAGCGGCCCCGACGTTCGGCCTGTAATCCTCGTCGAAAACTTCTCCCCAGCCCCGCCGGTCTATCGTCCCACCAAACATATCCTGCTTGTTGTCTACAATTGCTTGGACAGCTTGTGGTGCGTATCTGGGTTGGTATCCGAGGTTGTCTGGGATGTCGTCGTGGTGGTGAGAAGACATACACCGTTCGAACTCGTCGTACAGTACGTCCAGTGTGTCGTACTTCGGTTGCATACAGAAGTTGGCAAACCGGAGTCTTCCTTCTTCTACCCACGGGATCAACGACCCCATACGAATGCGTTTAGCGTCGAACTGGTTGCTGGGTGTGACCCAGTCTATGTGAGTACAAATTGCAATCACGTACGGGTCGCCGGTTTTGATGGCTTCCGCGTGAATCGTAGGCTCCAAATGCTTGGAACCCCCGGCGTCTTCAATCCCGAGAATGAACGGTCGTTCTTCCACGACCATCTGGACAATTGCCTGTGCGGCTGTGAACGGGTTGAACCGGTCTCGAATAATCTTTCGAACGTTCCCGACCGTTTTCCTCTTACCCGTCTTCTTGTTCATATGGTCATAGATGTCTTCGTCCGACCACATGACCGAGGAACCCACGCAATAGTCGGTTCCCTTTTTAGTGCTGAAGCTTAAATCCCAGAACTGGGATACGGGCCCTACTCTTGGTAACAGGTTGTAAGGGACGGTGATTTTGAGCATCGAGAGCCGGTTGAAACCTTTTTGGCTTGCGACCCTCGGGTTCTGATTAAGCTGACCCTCGAATACTTTCTCGTTGTTCGCGTACTCGCCCATCAACCACGGATATGGTTGACGCTTGGGGAGCAGAAGGATACAACCTTCTTCCCGGGCTTCGATGTAGTTAACCGGGCGACCTTCCCGGCGGAGTTGTTCTTCGACTTCCGGTTTGATCTGGCAGGCTTTGCCGATCAGGATGTCGATAGCAAAGGTCTTGTTTCTGGTGAGTGTCCACCCAACCCCGGTAGTAATTTCGGTATCGCCCTTGGCTAGGTACTTCTCTAGCAGTACGCCGTAGTGGTCTTCTTCCGCGTACCGGGTGCCGACGTAGTCTTTGAAGAATCCGCCGGGCATCAGGAGCTTCTCGGCGAGGAACAGCTTTTCAGAAATCGAGGCGCACTGCTCAACCGATTCGCTGTTCTTATCCGAGACGGCGTCGTCTGCTTTGATGACTTCGAAACGCCATCCGGCCTTGGTCTTGCCAATCGAGGAGGCCCGAACGGTTCCTTCTTTACGACCCGTTTTCTTGGCCTTATAGACCGGGGTCGTGAAGACGTTGCCTGCTCCCATGTCTTTCCGTAAGCAGCAGTGCTCGGGGAAGAACATGTTCATGAGAGACGGTGTTTCTTCTCTCAGAGTAAAGAACCCTTTGATTTCAGAAATGAATCCTTGCGACAGACTTGCTTCGCCGGTCAGGAATAAAATACGAACTGACGGGTAGCAGAGTACCCACTGGACAGTGTCTACCGCATCGTAAGAGCTTTTCGCTCCGCCTCTGGGCCAGAGTAGAAGGCGAGTCTTAACTGCGCTCGCTTGGAGGATCGGGACCGAGGGGTCTTTCTTGACAAACAAATCGGCGAACACGTCGTACTGCGGATCGAGGAAGATGTTTTCCGTGACAGGGATGTCGCCGTTTTCACTGACAGACATGCTGTCCCACAGGAAGTATTTGGCCAGCCACTTCAGATCGGCGATACTTCTGCGCCGGACCTCTTGTCCGAGGGACGAGTTGGGGACGTGGTCAACTCCCAACTTCATCATGTTGATTAAATCAGGCTTGATTTCAATCAGGAAGTCATACAGGACGTCGTTGGGAACGAGTTCCTTCCCTCCGTACTGTTCCAGCAGAGCGTCAAACCTATCGCCGTTATCTGGCACTACTTCCTCTTCTTGGACTGACCGGATTCGCTCAAGGCGATTGCGATGGCCTGCTTTTGGTTAGAAACTTTCGGACCCTTTTTAGAACCCGAGTGCAGTTTCCCGGACTTCCATTCATCCATCACAGTTTTAACTGCTGCGGATTTACCGGCTTTGGTCGTAGGCTTTTTTATGGGCATTCGTGGTCACTCCGTGTTCTGACGATAAATCCAGAAGGATAACCGCCGCGAGGGCAGCTTCATTCTCATGTTCCAGCGCTACTTGCTTATACCCGTTGAGTCTAGCGTTGGAAGCAGCGATCACCGATTTATGCCGGTGCCCGCTAACGAATAACCTGAGCCGTTCAATTTGCTCAAACGTCATGGTTTAGCAAGGTCCCATTGTCGCGCATCCTACAGTAATAGCAGTTCGAACTAAAGGAGGCATCCACTGTAGAAACTTTTGCGTCTTGGTTTTGGGTTCGTTAAGTGCTTTGGTCTGGACACGAATATCAGCGGTTATTCCCTTGACATTGTCCATCGTGTCGGCGCTGTTTGCGGACAGGCGCTGTAGGTTGTCGAGCAGCGCTTGGTGAGAAGACATCAGAAAGTGCGCGAAGTCTATGGTCGAGCTTAAGTTGGACAGAACAGCGTTGGTGTTGTCCGCTATGTCTGCTTCTTGCTTGTCGTACGTGGCCAGACTCTTGTTCAGGTGTCGACCGGCAACCTCAAGTGTTCCGGCAAACCCTCTGATCGTATGTAACGTTCTCGCTACGTCCGCCAAGGTGCCGCATGGTTTGTCTTCGTCGACCGCGTAGATGTGTCCATTAACCGGACGGCACGGGTCGAGGAGCTTGGTCAGGACGGAGTTGAGGCTCCGGGATACTCTATCGATATCCTTGGTTGTAGTCTGAAGGGTGTGGTCAACTGAGGTCAGTGTTTTGTCTGCATGATCCAGAACAGTTACAGTCTTTGCCGTAATCTGTTTTTCGGACTGGGCCGTAGTCCAAAAGAAGTACGACCCGAATCCGCACAGGAGAAGCAGAGCTAGTTCCCACAACCTGATCTTAGCTAGCCATGAAAGCATTTCGTTAGGCAGCGGGCTTGATAGCCGCGATACCATCCGAGATTAACTGGGCCAGAGCATCGGCACTATTGACCGCTTTCGTTACGGCATCCGTAGCAGAAGCACTCTTGATGTGGCCGAGGGCCAAAAGACTACCGAGGCTGGCTTTGATCCCGTTGAGAATATCCAGAGCCTTGGGTGTTGCCCCGAAGTCATAAATAACCCCCATGAGAACGTCAGCGCTGTTGTGGATCTCGTCTTCGATCTTGACGGCAGCTTCAGCCGCCGCTCCGCCGAATTCGAATCCAACGGCAATAGACGTGGCAGCTTTGATGTAGGGGAGAGCCTTGTCCGAAACCGCAACAATGGTTGGCTCGGCTTTGTGGAAAGCTGCATAAGCCTTTGCGACCCAGCCGGTGAAAGTGTGTTCGAAACTCTTGAGGGTGTCGAGAACTGACATTGTGTCTCCTGTTATTTCTTGTTGGGGTCCGGGGTCTCCGGCTTGATAGGGTCCACTGGTTTCTGACCAGTTTTCATGGACCAGAAACCGGTTGCCCAGTCATAAAGGAATTTGTAGGCAAGGGCTATCGCATCCACTGCGTTTTTGATGCTGATAGTCCCCGGCTTAGGGAGGGCCGCTAACAGAGCCGTGATCGCCATCGTGAGAAGGGCAGTGCTCTGTACGGTTGGGTTAGAAAGGAATTGTACGACTCCGGTCATGGAGCCTCCTTACATGCCTGCTGGAGGAGCGCCTGCTCCGGGCCCGGCGGCAGGAGCCGCAGGAGGAGCACCGGCCCCGGGGCCTGCTTGACTCATATCAGGGGATGGGGGCGCTGCTGGTCCTTGGTCTCCCATGTTATCCGCGATGTGCGACTGGAGGGCAGACATATCTGGAACTACGTGGTCGTCGGGGGCGGGGGCCATTCCTGCCTCGTCGGGTGCGTGGTGATGCGTGACGATAAACCCGCCGGACTTGCCGCGCTTGACGTGCATTGAATGGGGCTTCTTACCCTTGGACTTCGACTTCTTGTGGCTTCCGCCGAGAACAGAGTGGGCCCGTGAACTAGATGATTTTGCCATTTCTTTTCCTTTTGTCGACCTATATTCGTCGGCGTCTTTTTCATTCAGAACCGCTTCGCCTTTTTTCAGGATAGCTGGGCCGGTTTTTGGAACGTAATCTGTTCCTTTATGGTACTTTGGAGGGGCGGGTTTAGATGCAGATTTGGCGGCGTAGGACTGGCTCGCGCTGCGAACCATGCTGTCGTGCCACGACGTGTCTTCCTTCTTTTGGGGAGAGTCCGGAACAATCTTGTCTATGGCCCCTAAAACTCTTTGCGCTGGTGTATAAACATGATCCTTTACCCAGTCGGCAATTGGTTGCGCGGCTCCGTAATCTTGGGCCATGACGGTACAACTCTCTGTCCATTATCCGGACTATATCGCTTGTTATCGGCGTAGACTTTGAACAGTCGTTTTAGCGGGCTTAGTAACTGAATCCGATGATTCCCCATGTTTGATTTGCGGAGCCAGAGTTAATCAGAGTGGAATTTGATAATTCTATGAGCGCGTATGGGACAACTGAAAGAGCACAAGCTTGGGGACCAAGCATTGAAATACCGGGAATAATGCTTGCTGAAACTCCTGAGTTGTACCAAGAGAAAATATTCACGTTGCTGGTAAGAGAGATGCACGACACCTGCACAGACTGCCCAGAGGTAGTAGTCGCATAAGTCTTGAAAATGCTCGTACTTCCCGATCCTCCTGTTGTGCTCCCTCCATTTTCAAATAAGAAAGTCCCAGTTGTTCCGGGAATAACAATTGCGAAAATAGCTTGAAACGGTTCTGAGACGTTGGGAGTGCAAGTGAAAGTTGAGCTTCCCCCAGAAGTGATGTGGCTATAATTCATCGTGCTGTTAAGCGTGGTCGACGAGGCGAACAGCGTACCAGCGTGCCATGTATTAGTCACTGAGGAACTGGCCGGGTCTGAGGAATTGCTCCCCGATGATATACAGAAAACAACTACTTCATCGTTAGTCGCAATTGTCAGAGGGGAAGCGGTAGTGCAAGAAGCTACTGACCCTGCCCCGCAGGACGTGTAAGTGTAGCTTTTGATATACGGAGGAGCGGTTCCTTTAGTAGCAAGGCCAGTATCGACATAAGCTGTCGTGGCGAGTTGCGTGCTATTATCAGCTTGCGACTGCGTTGTGGCAGCCATGCCATTGGCCAAAGATCCGGCTAGAACCTGCGCGGCTGGTAGTCCCGTGGCGCTAGTAAGCACGAGAGCAGTTGGGGTCCCAAGGGCTGGTGCTACGAGAGTAAGTCCAGAGATAGAGGTCGTCGTTGACGATGCCGCGACTGATGTGCTTCCAAGCGTAATTGGGAAACCGCTTGAACCTCCACCACCAAAAGTGAAGGTCTGGCCGGATTGAACTACTCCCGCCCCGGTAAACGTAAAAGGAGGAGGAGTCCCGTTGATCGTTGGTGAAGGGGTTTGGCCCAACGCTGTCTGAATAATGGACAACCCGAGGAGAATAGGGAGTGCTAGAAGTTTTTTCATGCGTCTCCCTTAGACCACTACCCACAGAAATAGTCTTGTTGCGGTCGCCGTAACTCCGGTGACTGCGAAGTCTCTCCACGTCAACGAAGACTCAGGAGCCGTAGGTTCGTCAGAAAACAAAATGGTGTTGGCAGCTATAGTGCTACCAACAACCAGTGGGGGATACAAAAGTTTGCTATCGGAGGGGGCGGTGATCGTAATGGTCCCGGCGGTAGAGGTCGCGGATGGCCCGACCGACAGGACGAGTTTCTGGACGCGGACGCCCTGAACCCCGCCGAGGGCTATGACCGAAGCGTCGGCTCTATAGCTCACAAGGTCGGTATCGATGATAATGGGTTTCTGCGTGAGGGCGTTGGCCATAGGTCCTTCTTACAGTTTGAAGTGTCTCTTAATCAGGCTCTTGACCTGCGAAATTGTCGCTGCGAAGTGTACACGCAGATGCGGCTCGGATATGTCTCTTGCGACTTCAAGGTCTCCGAGATATTCCTTGAGTTCTTTTTCGATGTCTTTGAGTTCCATGTGCTGGTCCCACCCCCATAAGAGGGCGAGACCAAACATGGCGAGAATGATCCAAATGCTGAAATCGGACATTTGGGTCTCCTTGGTTTACAGACGGTTGATAACGAATTCCTTGATCGTCACGACCGTCGTAGCTGTCGACGCGAAGGTGAATGAAGGAATGAAGTTCAGGTCCGTTGCTGCAACGGCGGTTGCGTTCGCATTGGCTGCGTTCGCCACGATAACACCGTTCTGGTACTGGGTCGTGCCGGTCCACGAAAGGATGCTGGTCGTGCTGTCCCAGAGGAACGACGCCTTCATGATGTAGTTGATCTTGACTGCCGACGTCAGGTTGGCGGTAGCGGTACCCGTCACAACCTTGGTGCAGCCTGTGCCGAGGGTGGCCAGCGTGTAGCTTGATGCTGCCGGTCCGCCTGCAAACGTCGATGCCTTGGCGTTGTACAGGTCCACCAAGGTGTTGGTGGTGGCAGAGCTAGACGCTACGAAAGAAAGAACCACTTCGAAGGGGTGACCATCGAACACGCTGCCCGCGATATCAGGAGATACGCCGACGAATACGCCGGTCGGATACGTGGTCGTGGAGAGCGGGAACTCGGGCGAGGGGAAGTAGGGGGAAACGCCCGATGCCGAAGGAGCAAGCAACGCAACTTCGGTGGTAACCGCTACGGTCTGTGCATAATTGAACGCCGGGTAACCGGCAACTGTGTCTTGACGAGCCATTGTAGATTCCTTTGGAGGCTAAACAGCCTCGATTGTGATCTTGATTTTTCCGATTGATGGAGGAACGGGGTGTCCGGGGCCGGTAGTGAAGTGCAGAGAAATAGGATAAGGAATACCTTGTGTCCAACTTCCATCTGCTTTTATTTCCCAAACTTCAGTGGTCTTTTCGTTGGAGTACAACGGGGACTTCTTGGAGGGCTTGGGAAAGGTACCAACCACACAGCTTTTCACACGCAATTCGGCTGTGATTTTAGGTTCTGTCATTTTTGGTTTCCTTGGATTCCGGCTCATTGGCTCGGATCGAGATAGTCCATTATCCGGACTAATATG